CTGGCCAGCGGGGTTACCGCGTAGGCGGGTTCCTCGGCGTACTCACCGGACCCGCCGCCGCCAGCGCAGAAGTTGGTGTAGGTGTCCGGGGATGAGTCGGAGCTGCCGAAGTGGGCGACCGTCGCCAGGCCGAGGCCACCCCCGCCGCCCGCTCCCCAGCACTGCACGTCCAGCGATGTGATACCGGCCGGGACTGAGAAAGTGAAGCTGCCGTGGGTGCTGAAGGCCTGCGAGGGCACCGCTAACCCGCACCCCCTGGGGTAGGCGCGTGCGGGCGTTATTGCAGGTCAGTGCGGTAGAATCGTGCCCAGAAACGATACGGGCGCGACCGGTGTGTCAGCACCATGTGGCCGCGCCCTAACCGAGAGGAACCCTCGGCTATGGACAAGTGTGGCACGCCCGAATTGCCGTTCCCGACCGGCGAGCCCGAGCCGCCGGAGGAGTGGCGGTGGGTAGTTCGTTATGAGGGACTCTATGAAGTCAGTTCGTATGGGCGCATACGCAGGGTGCCGGGGCTTGACTGCCGAGGGCAGTACGCGCGCGGCGGCGTCCTTAGGCCCAAACTCACGAACGGTTACCCGACGGTACAACTCTACGGCCGAGGGCCGAGCAGTTCGAGCGTAACGCGACTCGTCCACAAACTTGTTGCCGAAGCCTTCATCGGGCCGTGCCCTCCGGGGCAGGAGGTGTGCCACGGCCGGAACGGGAAGGCAGACAATCGGGCGTCGCAGCTCCGCTACGGCACGCATCGTGAGAACGAACACGACAAGATCGTCTTCGGTACGCTGCTCACCGGGGAGCGCAACCCGCTGGCGAAACTGACCGATAAAGACGTGGCAAGCATCCGGCAGCGGCGAATAGACGGCGAGAAGAACGTAACGCTTGCGCGGGAGTTCGGTGTGTCGCGCGGGGTGATCACTCGCATCACGACGGGACTCAACTGGCGACGGGACGGTAATCCGTCCCTGGTGCGCCCTCCGCAGAAGCGGAGGCTGTCCGCCGCTGACATCATGGTTATCCGGACGCGATATGCCGCAGGGGGCATCCGTCAAGATGAACTGGGCGCCGAGTTCGGGATGCCGCAGACGTCCGTCAGTGGGATAGTCCGTGGTCGGCTCTATCCGGATTGCCCCGGACCTATCACGCGCTCAGCACGCGCTCCCCGGCGTGCTGCTCAGATGGCTTGAACGGTCATGACAACCGGAGCGCCCGCGCTGCCAGTGGGCGTCGCGGAAGTCGTGCCCAGTGCCTGGATGGACATCGACCCTGAGGCGATGGCGCCGAGCAGGTCGAAATTATAGGACGAAGTGGGCGTAAGGCCGGTCACGACGAAGCTCGCCGAGTAGGGCAGCTGGATCGCCGCCGAGCTGATCTTGCTGGTGATCGCGTTGCAGACCGGCGTGACCCCGCCGTGCGCGGCGAGGCCGAAGGAGAAGTTGACATTGGCAGTGGCCATCGAGAGCAGGAACGTCGCGGTAACCACGACACTGCCGCTTGAGGGTGCAGCCCACGACCCGGTGTTCACATTGGCGCTTGAGAACGCGGCAAGAGTCGTCGAGGAGACCGCGAGCGCGGTGAGGGTGCCGGGCTGGTAGCTCGTGGGTGCCGTGAGGTACGAGCCCGAGACCGTCCCGCCAGTGACGCCGGGGTTCTGCCACGTTCCATCAGCCCGCAAAAACAGGCTCGTCCCGCCGGGTGGCTGCGTGATCTGGGGAATCGGCGCCGAGGCGGAGTCAATCAGGGTTGAGATGAACGATCCGCCGGCCCCGAACGTGACGTTCCCGTCCCACCGGCCACCATTCGGCACCCCCGCATGGGCACTGGACTGGAGAAGGGCGGTTACGGATGAACTGTTGAGGTTGGCCTCATTGCCCTGGAACGACAGTTCCGCAGGTGAGCCGACCGTGACCTTGACCAGGCTGACCGCCGTAGATGTGGACGTAGCCAGGAAGTGGTTCGAGTTGAAAACGCCTTTATCGTTGGCAAGCTGGACGGGAACGGCGCTTCCGTCCTGGTCGAAGTAGTTCCCGACAATCGTGTAGTCGCCGGCTTGCGAGCCGAGGGACAGGTGCCAGCCGCTCGACGGGGAGCCCGTGTAGGTGAAGTGCGTGCCGGCGGTCATCTGCAGGCCGCCACCGCCAGCAGTAGCGCCAAGGGTCAGGTTTTCGGTGCAGGCGTGGAACAGGCCGCCCCGGATGCGGATGTCCGTGATCCCGGCGCCGTCACCGTAGACGCCGCGCCAGGATGCCGAGAAGATGCATCCGTTCGTCTCGAAGCCGACGCCGTTCCCAGCCGAGGCCGAGGTGAGATTCACACAGGTTCCGGTAGCGCCACCACGGTCGAAGTTCCCGAAGAAGCACCGCTCCAGGTAGACATCCGAGGTGTCGGTGATCTGGACGCCGATGCAGTTGGCCGCCGCCGACCCGGTGCCCCCGGCGAGGCCGTTCATGGCCAGCCCGCGGATCTTCATGCCGTTCGGGTTGGTGGTGGGTGCGCTGGCGGTACCGATCTGCAGCAGTGGCGTCGGGGATCCGGTGGGGAACGTTGAGGACGGGCAGACTGAGCCGCCCAGGAACGTGTCGGGAAAATTCTGCCGGTTGCCCTGGCCGGTGCAGTCGATGTCCACGCCAACCGGGATGGTGACGGTGGAGTCGAACGCGTACCGCTGTGACAGGACCAGCGGGCCCGGCACGAGGCCCGAATTGATGGCCGTGGCTGCTGCGCTGACTGCTGCCTGGTCTCCCGAGACTCCCGTGATCGTCCCGAACCATTCTGGCCGCGTGCCCCACAGGCCGCTCCACGCCGCAGCCGTGGAGCCCGTAGCGACGGCCGCCTGGCCTGCTGACGGTGTGCCTGAGAGGGTCACCCCGAGCCCCGACCCGCCGCCGCCTACTGTCCCGCCGATGAACCGCCAGAGGGCTTCAGCGGCGTTGTAGGTGAATCCGACGAGATCAACGGCGCTGGCGGTCGTTGACAATGTCGGTGCCGAGGCGCCCCCGAAGTTAAATTGCGACGCCCAGCTCAGCGTCCGGGAGCCGGTGGCGTCCTGGGCGATCCAGAATTTGATCGTCTGCCCGTCCTCAGGCGAGGTGGGGTTGGCGATCGTGGCCGTGGACCCGGTGAGGGTGAGGCGGAAGTCATTCCCGGCCGCGGCGTTGACGGCGACTGAGGTGCCGTAGGTGAGGGTGACGACAGCGGGTGCGACGAAGCCGGTGAAGTCCGCGCCGGCGAGAGGGGCGTAGACCCCGGACCCGCCGCCGCCGCCGGACCCGGAGCCGAGGTTGGCGACCGTAATCTGCTTGGTGGTGCCCGTTGGCGACTGGGAGGTGTCGCTTACGTCAACGATGACCAGGACGTCGTCAGGGCCGGGTGTGTCCAGCGCCGGGTAGTTGGTGATCTGCGGCAACCGGTTCCGCTCCCTTCGGGCGCTAGGGTGCGGTCATGGCGATCTTTAAACAGGTAGAGGAGAAGCCCGGCGGAGCGCGGAACGTCGTCAAGTGGGACGTGCGGACCGTCCGCGACTACCGGCCGCTGTACTTCCTTGACCGGACCCGGGCGGGCTATGACCCGGACGGCGGCCAGTTCGTGACGGTGAACATCGGCGTGGAGTTCGAAGATGATGAGTCGGCCCAGGACTTCGAGGCCAAGGTCCGCGCCTTGCTGCCTGAGATGAAGCCGTGAGCATCCCGTACCCGGGCACCTGAAGTACCCGGCCTACTCCATCACCAGCCCCGTCTGATCGGTGACATCGTTCCCTGCTTCGTCCTCGATTTCCTCGAGCGACGGCACGCCCCACATCGACGGCGGGTACCAGTCCGCGACGACTTCGGCCGACGCGGTGCCCTGCGCGAAGTTGATCTTCCGTTTAACCTGGGTGACCCGCCACACGGACGTGAACGGGGGCTGGCCGGGCATCTGCTGGGTCACCTGGATCACGTCGCCCGGGTTGACCGCGAGCACGTATTCCCAGGCTTGCGGGACGGTCTGCGCCATGCCCGCCGCGTCCACCGTCAGGGACGTGATCCGCTGCCGGGGCACCCCGAACTGGCCGAAGATCCACGACGCCTGCGCCTGGATCTGGGTGGTGTCCTGCAGGTAGCTGGTGAACTGCTGCTGGTTGTCGCCGAACTGCGCCAGCGACGCCTGCACCGCCGCCGCGTACTGGGCACCGGGCCCGAACACCAGCCCGCCGTGGGTTTCCGCCGACCCGGTCGCTGACCCGGCCTGGCCCGCCGGGACGGCGAAGACGTCAAATTGGGTGACCGCGATGTCGTTGAACACTCTCTGCGGGTCCGTGTCGAAACTGACGTCGCCGGAGTAGGGGATCTGGCCGTAGGTGACGAACGGGCCAAGGTGCCAGGCGACCTGCTGGGCGGCGAGGTGCTCGCGGGAGAAGTAGCACAGGTTCCCGCAGGTGTCGGTGTGCAGGAACCCGTCGTCGGAGGCGGTGATGTTGCCGATCGAGTCGCCGGAGGACTGGCCCCCGGTGTCGAGCTCGGCCACCACAGCGAGACTGGCGGGGTCGATGCACCTTTGCGGGCTGGTGATGCCGCCGGACAGCAGCAGCCGCTCGATCCGCTGCGCCACCGTGTCCCCGAGCGCCGACGCCGCCGCCGGGGGGCTGGCCCCGGTGCCGTAGGAGGTGACGTACAGGTAGGGCTGGACGGTGCGGGCGTGCAGCTGTTCCGCCCCGCCCGCGTTCCCGGTCCAGTAGCTGTACTCCGGCGCCAGGCCGGTGACGGCCAGCCACGCTTCGCCGCTGACCGGGTCGGTGAACAGGTTCACGCTTTCGGGCTGGCTGACCGCCGAGGTGTAGTCCCCGGCGGAGTTCGTGACGTACACCGACAGGACCGACCGGTCCCCGAGCGGGGAGCCACCCGACCCGGTGTCGTTGAAGAACGGGATGCCGAGGTACAGCATCCCGTCGGGCAGCCAGTACGGGCCGCCGGTGCTGTTGGACAGGAACTGGCAGGTCACGGCCGGGGCGGGGAGCTGCCCGAACGCGGCGTAGGCCGCCATGAAATGGGCCATGATCCGTGCCCCGGGCAGGACCCTCGGGTAGATCGCCAGGTGGCTGTAGGACACGTTGCCGCACCCGGCCAGCGTGCCCGCCGCCGGTGGTGCGCCCATGTTCCCGGTCCCGGCGCCGGCGAGGAACCACTGCCACTGGGCCGCCATGGCGGCGGGCCCGGAGACGGTGGCGACGACGCCGCCGTTGACGTACACCACCCAGCTGCTCTGGGTCATGGTGACCGTGACACCCATCCACGCGTTGTCCCACAGGTACTGCTGCGGGTACAGGGTGTAGATGACGGTGGAGGTGGGGGTGGTGCCAGCCCAGGTGGTGAACGTCAGCTGTGATTTCGCGTCCATCGACAACTGGGCCAGGGGGGCGTCAGCGGAGGCGATGGTCCACAGCACGATAGGCCCGGGGCTGACCAGGGGGCCGGACGTCGCGGCGGGCTGGCCGAGGTAACCTTCCGGCTCGTTCCCGCCGCTGGCCGTGGCGGGCCGGATGGGGATCCCGGCGGTGGCGAGGGCGGGTTTGAACCAGCCCTCGATGGTGACACCCCCGCTGAGCGGCGGGAACGTTGCGTCCTGGCAGGACAGGTACCGGCCGGCGGAGGAGACGCCGTTGCCGGCCTGCTGCCAGGCCGCGGAGTCCGGGTCGCCGTACATCCAGCCCTGCTCCTGCGCGAAGGCCTGGGTGGCGATGTAGGCGAAGACGCTCTGCGGGTTCCCGCCGGGTGAGAACGGCCCGTAACTCGTCAGGCCGGCCGGGGAGATGACGATCTGCAGCGGGTTGCCGGACGCGGGGGCGGCGTTGACCAGGTCCGTGGCCTGGTTGACGCCGGAGTCGTCGCATGGCCACCACCAGCCGGACCCGGTGGCGAGGTCGGCGAGCACCTCGGCCCGGTAGGAGGTGGGCAGCAGCCGGTTCGCCACGCTCCACAGGTCCGTGGCGGAGGCGTTGGAGATCCCGCGGTAGGTTTTCTCCCAGGTCTGCGGCCAGCGTTCCATGTTGCGCTGGATGACATGCCACCTGGTGCCGCCGGGGGGGACGGCACGGATCCGCACCGGGGTTCCGGGGGTGATGTGCGGGTAGTAGGGGCTGGCGGGGTTGAACGGCGAGACCGCGCCTTCGGGGTTGTCGAGGGCCAGGGTGACTTCGGACGCTTGCAGGGCGTCGAGTTCGTACTGGACCCCGGTGGTCTCGTCCCATGACCGGAGCCGGTGGGCGCGGGTCTGCAGGTCGGTCCATTCCATCTGGTCGGCGGGGGTCTGGAACCCGGCCCCGAACGCCGCCTCGAAGATCAGGTACGGCCAGGAGGGGTTGAGGCCGTACGGCACCGGGGACGGGGCGCCGATGACGACGGCGATGATGACGCCGGACAGGTCTTCGGGTGAGGTGGAGGTGGCGGTGACCGTCTGGCCGCTGCTGGCGACCGCGCAGGCGGAGGCCAGGACGGTGTCGGAGGTGAAGTCGTGGCCGTTGGTGCAGGTCACGGTTTCCAGCTGGGTGTAGCCGGGCGGGGCGAACGTGGTCCCGGCGGACACCGAGTCCCCGGTGACGGCGGCGAGGAAGAACGTCAGCTGCGGGACCGCCGTGCCGCCCGTGTCCGTGATCGGGTGCAGGACCGGGGACGGCACCCCGGCGGAATACTCCAGGCCGGTGACCCCGGCGGGGGCGAACAGGGCCAGGGACTCCGCCGCCGCAGAGTAGGCGGTGACGGCCACGGTTTCGTCCCAGGTCCCGAGGCCGCCTACCTCGGTGACCAGGACACTGAACCCGGCTGCGTAGCCGCTGGGGGCGACGTAGACGGCCTGCGGGACGCCGATGAGGTTGGGGGTGAACCAGACGGTGGTCCGGCATGCCCCAGTGGGGTCTGAGGGTGCCTGGGGCCGCCAGTAGGAGTGCAGGTCGTCGCCCACGGACACGGTGACCGGCGGGGAACCGGGGGCGGCGTGCCACCCCACGACGGCGAACAGCCAGTTCCCGGCCGTCGCGGTGCCGGTCCCGCCGCCCACGCTCGAGGACGGGGCGAGCGGCACGACGGTGGAGGCGTTCGCGGGCAGGCTGGGGCCGAACACGGGGTTCTGGGTGGTGACCCCGGCCCACTGGTTGAGTACTTCCGGCGGCCCGTACTGCGACGCGGTCAGGGTGGCATTGCCGGAGAACGACGCGATGGCCCAGGTGAGCGTGACCCGCCCGGCGAACCCGTTCCCGCCCGGTGAGCTCTTCCCCCCGCCACCACCGCCACCGGGCCCGGTGAGCGGGCTCAGGCCACCAGCGGGAGCAGTGCCGCCATCCCCACCCGGGCCGCCCGTGGACACCGCCACAGCCCCGGCACCGCCGTGGGTGGTGGTAGCCGCTGTGCCGGCGGTCCCGGCCGCACCCGGGCAGCCTGACCCGCCGCCGCCGCCACCACCTCCGCCGGCCCCGGCACCGCCAGCGCCCCCGTTGTGATGCGAGGTAGCCGAGGAGCCGGTTCCGCCTGCGCCTCCGGATGTTCCGGACCCGCCGGAACCGCCGTGCGCGGTGACCGTGACCGAATCGCCAGCGAAGACCGTGGACTGCCCGCCAGCACCGGCCCCGGATGACGTAGCGCCGAGACCGCCAGCCCCAACGGTGACCGGGTAAACCGTTCCCGGGGTTACCGCCAGCAGCGGCGTGGCAGCCCACTCACCACCGCCGCCAGCCCCGCCACCAGACGACGACCACGCCCCGCCGGCACCGCCGCCCCAGCATTCGGCCAGGACCGCGAACACCCCGGCCGGGCACGTCCATGACGGCGGCAGGACGTAGGTGACCAGGATCTGGCCAGCGGAACCGTCCCCACCAGAGGAACCCTGGCCCTTGCCGGTGCCGCAGCACCCGCCCCCGCCACCGCCCGGTGACCCGCCACCGGTCCCGTTCGCACTGAACGCGCCGTTGTAAAGACCGCCCGCACCCCCGGCGCCGCCACCAGCTACGGCAGCCGCACCGGGACCCCCGGCGCCGGCGGGGTTGCCCCCGGTTCCGGCCCTGCCCGCCGACGCGACCCCAGCTCCCCCGCCACCACCGCCGCCGCCGGACGCGGGGGAGAACAGGCCGGTGTTCCCGGCCCCGCCCGCCCCGCCGGCCCAGGCAACCGAACTGGACCCGGCCGCTGCCCCGGCCGGCGCGGTGGCGCTTACCGCCCCGGGCCCGCCGAGGGCCGAAACGGTGACCGAGTCCCCGGTGAACGTGGTCGTGGCGCCGTTGCCGCCGGGGAACGTCCCCGCCGACGTCAGCAGGCCCCCGGCTCCCCCGGTGCCGACGCTGAACGTGTAGGTATGGGCCGGGGTAACCGCCAGGGCCCGTTCAGCGGCGTAAGCACCCCCGCCGCCGCCCGCGCCCGCGAACGTGGTGGAGGCGCACCCGCCACCGCCGCCGCCCCAGCACTGGACCGTGACCGACGTGACCCCGGCCGGGCACGTCCAGGTCCCGGAGGCCAGGAACGAAAGGGTCTGCGGCCCGAAGGTGACCGAGGCCATTGCCTAGCCCTCAAACAGCGAGATGGCTTGCACGGCCACAGGGAAGGTGTCACCTGGCACGACCACGATGGGTGCGCCGACCCAGACCGTCCACCACAGCCGCAGGGGCGTCCCGGCGGTCGTCCAGACCTCGCCGCCGACAACGTCCGGCCAGTCCGTGGACCCGCTGTTCGTCCACGTCAGCGACGCCGTGTTGTGGCTGGCTGCGGGGTTCCCGGACGGCGAGGCCCAGGTGAGCGCCATGCCGCCAGCGGTGTACCCGGTGGCCACCAGTTCGGTCATGTGCGATGTGGCCGTGGGCGTGGTCGTGCCGAGGCGCAGGTGGGTTCCGCCGACCGTGGGGAACGAGGAGAGGCCGAGGACGGCGGACAGGAACGTGGCCGCCGTGGTGCTGTCCCAGTCCGCCATGCCGCAGCGCTCCCTTCGCGGGCGTTACGCTGCGTGGATGACCGAGCCGGGCATGCTGGACGCGCGCGTGGACTACCTGACCCTGCGCATCGAGGAGTTGCACGACCGCCTGATACTGCGCGCTGATGAACTGGACCGGCTGAAGCACGAACTGCCGGTCGGCAGCGCTCAGCGGTTGTTTGCCGTGGGCATCGCGGCCGAGTTCCGGCAGCTCGCCGACGTGCTGGAGTAGCAAGCTAACTGCTGCGCCCGGCCAGCTTCAGCCCTGAGCCGGTGTTCCGGTGCGCCCGCTGAAGCGTGTAGGTTTGCACCGCATTGGCGATTTCCTTGCCGTCCAGGTTCACGTGAACGTTGATCACCTGGCCCGGCCCGCTGGCATTGCCGCCGCCCTGCACAATGATCGGCATCGGCTGAACCCCGCCGCCAGCGCCCACATGCGGGCTCACCAGCTTCCCGCCAGCAGCCTTCTTGTGAGCCTCCGCCGCGCCCTTGCCCACCCCGTCCGCGAACTGCTTGCCGAGGTCTTTCCCCAGTTCGGCCAGGGACTTGCCGTCCTTCCCGCCCTTCAGCGCCTTCACAATCGACTTCGCCAGGTCCTTGATCGACGCCTCAACCCCGGACAGCGCCGACTTCAGGCCCGCGGCCAGGCCCTTCCCGATATCCGCACCGGACTCATACGCCGCATTCGCGCCGGTCACACCAAGCTGCTTCGCCGCCTTCGCAAGCTGGTTCTGCAGCTGCGCGACCTCTTTCACGCCCCCCGGCCCCCCGGACAGCAGCGTCTTCGCCGCCGGCAGCCCGGTCGTCACCCCCGCCTGCAGCAGCTGCTTGATGCTGGTCTTGTCCAGGCCCTCTTTCTTCAGCTTCACGATGTCGTTCTTGAACGCGCGGACCTGGCCGATGTACTTCTTCAGCTGCGACTGGACCGACTGGTTCACCGGACCGGGGTCGGTGCCCTGTTCTTCCTCGTAAACCCGCTCACCCTCGGTTTTCACGTTCCCGGCGAGGGTGACGATGTTGCCGCCCTCGATCGCCGAGGACTGCACCGACTTGAACAGCGAGTCGGCGGCCTGGATCTGCGACTCGAGATCCTTCCGCTGCCCCGCGAGCTGCTGGAGTTTGGCGGTGTCAGATTTCAGCCACGACGAGATCGCCGAGTCCTCGCCCCCGGTGATCTTCTTGTCTTTCAGCGCCTTCGCCAGATCCGACTCGAGCTTGCGCATCGTGTCGGCGATGGTCTTGTCATTGAACGGCTTCAGCGTCCCGACCGCGAGATCCTTGGCGGCCTGCTGGACGGCGGCCTTCCCGCCTTCGAGGCCCTGGGCCAGTCCTTCGGCGTCGTTCTTGCCGATGCCCTTGAACACCTTGCTTGGGCTCTGCGTGGCGTGCGCGGCTTTCACGGCCGAGGTGACTGCGTTGGCCATGGCGGTAGCTGCTGCGACAGCGGCGCCCGTGCCCGCCCGGATCCCGGCTGCGAGCCCGGCGCCCAGGGCGGACCCGGCAGCGTTCCCGGCTGCAGCCATCCCGGACAGGGCGCCGCGGATCTGGCCCACGATGGCCCGTGCCGCGCCGACTGCGGCACCGCCGCCGGACTGGATGGCGTTCGTCAGCCCGGAATCGAACGCGCGGCCCGCCGACGCCCCGGCGGCCGACATGGCACCGGACAGGGCACCGAGGCCGGACAGTTTCGCGCTGGACAAATCGACAGTGACGCCGTGGATCTTGACGTTCTTCGCCGCGGCCTGGATCCCCGACGTGTCAACCTTGTCGACCTTCGCGGTCGCGGGGACCTTGGCGTCCTTCACGCCCGAGGCGTCGGCGTGGGTGATCTTCGCTTTGGCGTTCACCGAAGGCGGCGCCAGGCCCCCGGCGGTCAGGGACTTCGCGAGCGCCGCCTTGTCGACGTGGATCTTGGCAGTGACCGGGATGTTCATCGGCCCGCCAGCGGTCAGGGAGGCCCGCAGCGCGCCCTTGTCGACCTTGGGGTGGACCGGGATGCTCAGCGGCCCGGCGCTCCCGGTCAGCGACCGCCGCAGCGCCTCACCGCCTACCGGCTTCGGGGCGACGGGAATATGCAGCGGGCCGGCGGCAGGAGACAGGGACTTCGCCAGCGCGCCCTTGTCAAGGTGCGGGGTGACCTTGACCGGCACCTGGGCGGCCTTGCCCGCGAACCCGTGCTGCGTGAATTCCTTCAGCCACGGCGGCTCCCAGGAGCCGGTGAGCGCCGGCTTCCAGAACTTGCTGATGGAGAACTCGCTGGCCTTCTCCAGGCCGCTGGCGGCCTTGCCGAAGCCCTTGAAAATGTTGTCGAGGATGTGCCCGGCGCCCTTGGTGACAGGGCTGTTCAGCACCGTGTTCAGGCCGTTGATGGCACCCGTCATGAGCTTGATGCCGTTCACGGCGGCGGTCACCAGGCCAGGGCTCACGGTCTTGATCAGCTGCGACACGCTCTTGACGAACTGGTTACCCGGCCCTGCGCCCTTGCCCACCAGCTGGCTGATGAACCCGCCGACCGCCCCGCCCAGCTGCTTGAACGAGGCCGCAGCCGGCCCCATGTCCTTCTTCAGCGAGGAGATGAAGTGCAGGAACCCGGCGGACTTCTCCTGCTTGTCCAGGGCACCCAGCATGTTGCTGATGACCGGCGCCGCGCCCTTCGCCAGGGACACCAGCGACGGGATGGCGTCCTGGGCGGCCTTGAGCGCCTTGGGGATGTCGTGCAGGAAGTCCTTCTGGATTCCGGACTTGGCGCTGGCCTGCGAGAACGCGTGCCCGAACTGCTGGATGGACCGCACCGAGGCCGCGATGGGCTTCGGCATCCCGGCCCACGTGTTCTGCAGGCTGGTCAGGGCCTTCTGCTCGGCCTTCAGGTTCGCCTTGGTCGGGTCACGCTCAGCGGCGACCTGGGCGGTGTGGTACTTCGCCTGGGCTGCCGTGACGGCGGTGAGGCCGTTCTTGACCTTCTCCAGCGCCGGGGCCGCGAGCAGGCCGAACGACCCGAAACCCGCGCCGAGGGACAGGACCCCCGGGGTGACGGCGACGACGGCTTCGACCAGGGCACCGATCCCTGCGGCCATGACGGGGATGTCCAGGCTGCCGAGACCGCCCATGATCTTGCCCATGCGGCCGAGCTCGTTGTCCGCGTTCTCGGCGTCGTGGGCGAGCCGTTCGACGTCGCTTCCGCCACCCCGTCCGCCCCGGCCGCCGAACAGCCCTCCGGCGCCGCTGGAGATGCCGCGCTGCGCCAGGGCCGCCTCGGCGGCGTTGTCGCGGACCTTCCCCAGCGCCTCGGCGTACGCTTCCGCACCGACAGCGGACCGGCCCAGGCTCGGTGCCTTGACCGCCTTCAGCGCAGCAGCGGCCTCAGCGGCGTCGTCGCGTACCCTGGCCAGTCCCTCGGCTGCCGCTTCCGCCCCGGTGCCGATCTCGCCGAGCTTGACCCCGGAGTCCCGGATCGACTTCAGCGCCTTCGCGGCTTCCGCTGCGGCGTTGCGCAGCGACCCCAGCGACTTCGCTGCGGCACCGAACGAGCCCGCGATCTCCCCGGCAGCATCCCGGGCGTCCTTCAGGGACTTCGCGAGCTCCCGGGCCGCCGCTGCGGCGTCCTGGAGGGAGCCTGCCCCGTGGACCGAGATGTCTACGGACGCGGAGACATCAGCCACGGGTCACCCCCGGCCGGTGGCGTGACGTGGGAGAATGGTGTTTGCGATGAGGCGGATTCGGTGGTGCGATGCCCGCACGCTGAGGAACGGTCTCCCGTGGCAACTGGCGGTGTACCTCGGCGTGGCCTGCTCGCCGTCGCTGCATCTCTCGCTCAGCAGGTGCACGTTCCACCGGCTCAAGGGGTGGCGGGAGAGTTAGATGCCGGACTCCTCGAGGATCTGCTGCACGATGTCGTCGCAGGCGGGGCCTATCGCACCCCGGGCCCACGCGATGGTGCTCTCCACGTAATGCGAGCCCTTCTGGGTGACGCTCTTCCCGAAGAACGACGAGCCGTCCGTGAGCACCTTCGCGTGCTTGACGGTGATCGTGCCGCCGTCGTTCCTGAACGACGCGTACAGCGGCAGGTGCGTGGACACCTTCACCTCAGCGTGGCCGCCGCCGCCTTCCAGGTCCGAATGCTCAGACCCGGCCAGGGCACCTGACCGCTTCGGCGTGTTGCGCTGGAACTCGGCGAGGAACTTGGGCTGGAACTCCTGGGCGCACCGCAGCGCGCCTTTCTCCTCCAGGTCCCTGGCCGCGCGGGACAGGGCATCAGCGAACGCGTCGAGGCTGGACATGTCACCCGCTCCCGTTGCGGATCGCGTTCATCGTGGTCCCGATCGGGCCGAGCCACCGGCCCATCTTCAGCGGCAACTGCTGGGTCTCCCAGGGCTTGAGGCCGTAGTCGATCAGATAGAAGCAGTCTCGGGCAGTTCGGGCGTCGAGTCCGGGAGGTGGTTCTGCGACTCGTCCGGTGAGCCATTCCTTGAGCCACCACCATCCGTCGAACTCTCCGGACTGGCTGGCTCTTTTGGGCCGCTCTCAGCGTTCAGTGCCTCCTGGTATGGCTCAATCGCGGTCTTCAGTACCTTCGAGGCCGGGAGAGGAAGCACCTTCCGGGAGTCCGCCGAGTAGGGCAGCGGGATATGCGGCATTGCGTCAGGGGCCGCATAAGACCAGTCCGTGATCAGCGAGGCGAGCAGGTCATCGCGGCGCTGCAGGAGCATCTCCGCGGTCACGCGCATGCGGGGCGTCTTCTTCGGCGCCACGCTCACGCCATCCGCGGACACCTCGTCCTCTTCGTTGGCCTCGTCCTCGATCTGCCTGGCGTAGGCGCGCGTGAAGACCGCCTGGTAGGCGTCATCGTCGGCGGCTGTCAGGGCATCGATGTCCCGGAGCTCGACCCAGTGCTCCCCGGTACCACCCGGGACCTCAACGCGCATGGCAAGCCTTTCCTTGAACGTGTATGTCAGCCGTTAATGACAGGCCGTGGCGCGGCCCAGAGAAGGCCACATCGGCTTAATACGTAGCGACTGCGTTTTGCAAGGTGATGGTGCATATGCCCCATCCACCAGAGTTGCCAACATTGGAGGTATTGCCCAGAAGTATCCCAGTGGTGTTGTATCCGAACAATGTCTTGTCCGCAGTCAGCTTCGCGCTGTTGAAGGCGCCGATCTGGGCCGACATCGAGAACGAGACCAGGCTCGAACCGCTCAGGCCGTTGCTGGTCGTCCAGACCAAAGTAGGACGAACATTGGACAAATAGTTGTTAAGCGCACTTTGATCAGACGCCGGAGCGTAGTCAATCGTGAAAGTCCCGTCCAAAGGACCACGAGCTATGACATAGGGGGCCTGCTGGCCATCGACTGCGGGGATCGGCTCGACCTCGCGGACGAGGTCAATCTCCCAGCTCATGATGTTGTAGATGCCGGTCCCGCCGATGGTGGACGTGCCCATCCACGCCGGGATCGAGTTCACCGAGGAGAGCGAGGGCGTGATGGTCCCGGCCGGAGCGGTCTGCGGCCAGCAGGTCACCGCGCCTTCCCACGTGAGCAGCCCGGTCGCGGCCCCGGAAATCTTCAGCGAGCTGAAGCACGAGAAGGGATACAGGTCCCCGTAGAATCCGCCGCTGCCCGCGGTCTGGTTGCGGTCGAACAGTGCGTGAGACGGCGGCTGGCCATTGACGAGGCCTGTGGCCGAAGCCGGGTTCAGGGTATTGAAAACGTGCGTAAACGGGGCCACGACGGTCGTGACGGCGATGCCGGTCAGGTGCGAGAACCGGATCGGCGTGGTGGCGTCGACCACGATGGACGTGGCTGTCGAGCCGGTGCCGACCTTGACGATCTCGGCCGTGGTCGTAGTGCCGATCTGGATGTAGGTCCCGGCGACCGCCGAGGATGCCGAGGTGACGGCGATCGGCCCGGCCCCCGGTGACAGGGCACCGGAGGTGGTCCACGTCGGCGTCCCGGCTGTCCCGGTGGCGGTGTAGTCGCCGAATACGTTCAGGAGCACATGCCCGATGGTGTCGCCGAACAGCGGCGACGCCGGGATGGCGACCTCGGTCCAGTACGACCCGAGCTGCAGGTCGTAGACGGACGTCATGGCGCCCCGCAGGCCCTTGTCCTCAAGCAGCCCCAGCTTCGGGTCGGGATTGAAGCCGGCCACTGGCAACTCGACATACCCGCTCGAAGGTGGCGTACCGGTCGTCGCTTCCTTGGCGATGCCGACGAACCGCTCGGCAACCGGGTATATGGCAGTAGGCACGGCCAAAGTCATGGAACTCACCCATTTCTGTCAGGGCAGGCTGGAAGGCCGTCCGGATGCTGGGAGTGGTCTAGTCGTCGCTCTCGGAACCGCCCTCAGGCGGCGTCACGCTGACCGCAGCCGGGCTCTTGGCCCTGGGCGCGGGTGCTGGCACGGCCGGGGTCTTAGAGACCGCCTCAGCGCTGTCCCCGCCCTCGTCCTCCGGCTCCGGGTCGGCCAGCCGCTTCGGCAGCGGGCCGTCCGAGGGGAACCAGTCCGCGGTCGGCGGCGGGAACCACGCGGCGGCCTCGTCCGGGTCCTCCGGCACCATCACGCCGAACGGGCCGGAGAACTCCCGCTCCTCGCCCGGCTTCACGTAGCCGACAATCACGGCGCGGGCGTCCCGGGTCTCAGGAAAGGAGCACGGGGTGGTCCCGCAGAAGGTGAACTCGGGCATGGGACCTCCAGCGACGTGACGTGGGAAGATGCGGGGATGATCAGCGAGGAGCAGGTGGCATTCCTGGCCGCGCGGCTTGACGAGGACGAGACGAGTGCCAAACTGGCTGCCCGCGAGGGTGGCACGTGGACGCAAGACGATCCCGCACGCTTCCCGGGTTCGATCTCAAGCCTTGGCGGCCCGGTCGTTTACGACGAAGGCGCACCGGATGAGAACCAGGCTCCGCACATCGTTCGGTTTGACCCGAACCGTATGCTCCGCGACGTGGCGGCCGACCGGCAGCTGCTCGCCGCCTGGCAGCAAGCGGAGGCTGCTACACCTGCTAGCGCCTGGGAGAGCGACTACGCGCAGGCGCTAGAACGGGCCGTCAGGATCCGGGCCGCCGTCTACAGCGACCACCCGGACTACGGGAAGTTGTTCGGCTAGACCGGGATATTGGGCACCGGAACAAGCCTCGGGCAATACGCCCAGAACTCGAACGTCGCGTCGCCTGCGTACCGGCCCCGCGCGTCAGCCCTGCCCTCGGCGTTGACGACCGGCTGGAATGGCATGGACGCGTCCTGCCCGGCCATGCCATCGGTGACGCGGCCGAAGAAGTTCTCCCCGGCTTCCTCGATCAGCCGCCCCTCCGGCGTGGAGGTGCCGAGGGTGGGGTCGGCGTACAGCAGGTTCAGCATGGCGTCGAGCAGGTCATCAAGGCCGGCTTCGGCGGTCTCCACGTGCTGTTCCTCGGAGATCACCACGAGGCGGCACTGCACGTTGTACCAGTGATTGAACCAGCCGCCCATTGCGAGGCGCTGGCGCTGGCGCTGGAAGCCCGCGACGCCCATGACCGCGCCCCAGCCGTGACCGTCGGGCATCCCTGCTGTGTAGTACGGGTCGGGGACGCCTTTGGGTGCGTACGGGTAGGCGGTGCCCAGCCCGGAGGCCGTGAGGGGGCCGTTCTGGTATGCGATCCCAGCGTCCGTCGTGACCAGCAGGCCACCGAAGTAGGCGGCGATGGCCTCGCGGACCTGCTGCCGCTCGCCGGTTTCCCCGGTCACGGCCGCCAGCCAGGCCTATAGGGCTCGAGGAAACCCAAGGCGTCATTGATGAGGCCGCCCGCCTGGCCGCCCCTGCCTTCCTCGGTGAAGCGCTTCCCGGTGCCGAAGGCGTCCACGGGCAGTTCCTCGGACACGTCCTCACGCATCAGGAACGCGATGGCGAAGCAGATCACGGCCTGCAGGATGCCCCGCGGCATGCCGGTGACCAGGACCCCGCCGTCGTGGGCGTTCACGACCGGGGCAGCGAGCGGGACCGTGGTCACCGCGGGGGGCACCGTGGGCACACCCGGCACGTACGAGGAGCCGACGGTGACCACCTCGGACTTGCCGAGGTCGTAGAACCGCAGCTGGTCACCGGGCAGGACACTGGTCGCGTCGGTCAGGGACAGCGAGTCATCCGAGGCGGCGCATGCGGAGTTCAGCACGGTCGACGGGAATCCCGCCACATACGACATCGCGATGAACACCCGCCGTCCCGGGCGGGGTGCCTGCGGGCCGAAGATGCGGGGCATGACGGGGCCGGGCGGGACATCGCCGCCGGGGCGGAAGGAATACTGCCGGCCCCACGTCATCCACGCGGTCGGGTTCGGCAGCGGGTCGGTCTTCATCTCCGCCGGGTCGGTGCCGTACGACACGGCGGTGATGCCGCGGACCGGGACGTCACGGGGCCGGACCGTCACCCGGCCGTCGTGGCTGACCGGCACCTGGTGGTTCTCGCCCTGCACGTAATGCCCGTCGAGGCGCATCGTGCGGCCCTCGTCGAGGTCCAGGCACGCTTGCGTGGCGGCGAGCAGGACGTCGGCGAGCTCGCCTTCCTGGGCGTCCTCGAACAGGCCGGGGACGAGGTTGTCCAGGTCGAGCCAGTGCGGGTACGCCCTGAACGCGTCGTCAGTGAGGTAGGGCTCGGTGAGGACCGCGGCGGGTGGCGGGGTGAGGACCGGGATTGCTGCCATGGGCCCTCACCGCCTCACGCTGCGACGGTCCTGGGTTTGGGGTGCAGGGCCTTCTTGTTCTTCGCGGCCTTGCTGCCGTGCGGCGCCGGGGCATGACCCTGTCCCTGACCGTGTCCCTGCCCGTGCCCGTGCGCGGGCTTGGCACCCTTCTTGTGGCGTGCCGGGGGTGCCCGCTTTTTGCCGGCCTTCCCCTTGGCGCCCTTGCCGCCCTTGGCTCCGGGCTTCGCTGCCTTCCCCTTGGCGCGGTGTTTGGGGTGGTGCACAGCGGGAGCGGGCCTAGCTCGTGATAACGACGTACGAGACGAGGAAGGTGTGCGAGGCCGTCATCGACGCCGTGTTCTTGATCGTGATCGCCGTGGCCGTAACCGAGGCGATCACCGTGGCGACGTTGGTCAGCGTCGAGGTCGTGTCCACCAGGGACACCAGCACCGCTGCCGGGGCGGCGGCGTAGGTGTTCCCGAACGTGACCGTGGCGATCGTGCCCGCCGTGACCGATGTGCCGTCCGTGGTCAGGACGAACGACCCGCCGAGGTCATGGCCCACGGGCGCCGAGGAGACGCAGTGGGTGACGCCCGCGACAGTGGGGGCTGTCCCTGCGCCGCCGAGCTGGGGCACGCCGAGCGGGCCGGTCAGGGTGCCGCCCCAGATGGGGAGCGTGTCGGCGTACGCGGCAACGATGCCGTCGTTCGGGTTGGGCATGGTGATGCTCCCTGGGGTCGTTGCCTGACGGGGTTACTTGGCGGCTGCCTTCGCTGGCGCTGCCTTGGCGGCAGGTGCCTTGGCGTGCTCGGCCGGTGCCTCAGCCTCCGCCGGGGCGGTTGCCTGGGCGGCCTTGACCAGCTGGTTCACGGCGTCGAGGAGTGTGGCCGGGTCCTTGCGGCGCTCCAGTTCCTCGCTGATGAGCCGGCGCTGCCGGCCGATGTCGGTCTCCCACTGCGGCTGCCCCGCGGTGGCGAAGCCGGCCAGGCGCTGGCCAAGTTCCTCGGGCAGGTCGAACGCGCCGTCCTTGCCTGCGGTGTAGTGCTCGCCGGAATCGTCGATGGCGATGGCGCCTGTGCGCGAGTAGAGGCGCATGCGTGCTCCTTCGGGCATGACAAAGGCCAGACGCAGGGCCCGGCCTCGTCAGCGAGTAGGTGGATACGATCAGGCGGCGCGGCGGTTCTTCCGCAGCGCGAGGTTCCGTGAGCGCGTCACGGCTTCAAGGTGAACCGGGTTCACGCAGTGCCGGACATGGCAGGTGTGATGCACGTCGTGCTTGTCGGGGATCGGCCCGTTGGCCAGTTCGTATGAGAAGCGGTGCGCGTCAACAGGCTCACCGTGGCGGCGAAAGAACTGGCCGTACCTGGTCTTCTGGTTGAGGCTCGCGGTCCACAGCCAGCATGATTCGGTCTTCTCGACCTTGGCCCAGAACCGGTCTTCCGCCGTCAGCGACCTCGGTCGGACGACGTCCGGATCCTTGAGCCACTTCCGGTAGCAGGGTCGGCAGAGATCCCGCTTGTAGACCGGCTTGTCCGTCCGGCCGCACTCAGTGCAGACGGTCGGCTTCTCCGCCCTGGGCTTCGCCGGAATGACATCCGGAACGTAGCCCCAGGAGTCGCCGCCCCGGCCCCTGGCAAGGTTCATGCGGCGCGTCACGGGCTCCAGGTGCGCCGGGTTGCAGCAACGGCGGTGGGCGCACCTGTCCGTAACATCGCAGTCCGGCTCGCGCGTGTGGCACAGATGGTCGAGCACCAGGCGGCCGGGGATCTCGCCAACCAGGAACTGGTACGCGAGGCGGTGCGGCAGGCGCGTGCCGTTCGGCATGCCGAACTGGCCGTAGCCGTTCGGCGCGATGTAGCCGGTCCAGGGCCAGCACTCGCCCGGCCCGCGCTTGTCTACCTTGGTCCAGAACAGGCGCTCGCGTGACATCGCGGACGCCCGGGCAGGCGTAATCTCGGTCATGTCTGCTCCCGGTAGAAGCGGGCTGGCAGGCAGACCCGGCCGGTGCACCACCACCGGCCGGGTCACGCCATTCTTGCCACGATCCTACCATGACAGACGGTCGTACTCAGCGCGTTTGCGCAGGTCAGGGCCTATGCTACGTTCTGCAGCATGCCCATAGCCACAGGAGCCCGGCAAACCAGGGCACCTACGGACCTTATCTCAAATTCACGACGCGGACCTCCGCCAGCCGTGTTCGCCACGCGCGAGATGCCATAGTCGAACTGCGCGGTGTCCCGCAGGTTGCGGTACTCCAGCACCGAGGAGATGTTGGCCTGCGGGAACGGCACCCGGTCAGTCCGGGCGATGATCGTGCCCGGGGGCAGCGACACGTGGACCTCGATCGGCACCGTCACGCCGCCAGCGGGGGCGTTGACGATCTCCCCGACCCGCCCGCCCGCGGTCACGCTGATGCGGCCCGTGGAGTCGGTGTTCAGGAACGTGGTAGCCGAGTTCGTGCCCAGGATCAGGTTGGCGATCTCCTGCGCCTGCGCGGCGTTGACCATGATCGCGGTCGGCGAGCACTTGACCTGGTTCCACAGCGGCAGGAACAGCTTGGCCTCGATCTCCGTCACGGTGCCACCGGTGAGGGTCAGCGCGGCGCCGTCGAGGGAGGCGTTGATGGACGGGTTGGTGGTCCCGGTCCCGGACTGCACCCACTGGCCGGTGCCGTTGTAGTCGCCGGTCAGGTTGGCCACGAAGCCGTCGTAGTCGTTGGCGTTCGCCGAGCCGTTGTCCGCGCTGGTGTTGATGGTCGGGACCGAGTTCGCGGTGCCCTTCCAGCTGGTGGACATGTCCGGGCACTGCGTCGCCGGCGGCAGCGTGTTGTTGCTGGAGATCGTGGAGGTGATCGTGGCGGTGTTGGTGGTCGTGGTCGTGTAGTAGTACCACGTGGAGGCGTCCGCCGAGTAGAACCAGTCGTAGGCCACGGCGCCCCGCACGGAGGCTACGGTGGCGGTGACCGAGTTCGTGGACCCGGACCCGAATGTGGACACCAGGCTGGAGGTGCCCTGGCTGTTGCCCGAGCCGTAGTAGTAGCCCGAGCCGGTCCGCGCGGCCACGCCCACGTACAGGCTGACAGCGCCGATGGAGCCGCCCGTGGTGTGCTGGGCCAGCGTCGGCGCGGCAGGGTGGGCCAGCGCGAACGACTGGGCGCCGAGGAGCTTGCGGTCGTCGGCGATCAGTACCTGGTTCAGGACGTTGAACGTCGTTATGGCATAGGGGTCCCCGTACCCCTTCGCCAGGTCGAAGGCGTCCTGCGTGACCAGGCCGGCGAGGCCGGTGGGCTTGTACCGGGCCTGGAAGTCCTGCTCGAGGAACACGGTCTCGTTGGCGGCGTAGTCGAAGCCCATCGACGGGTCCGGCTGCGAGTTGGTCAGGTTCATGATCGCGCGCCATACCGCGAACGGGTTCCCGTCAGGGCTGGCCTTGCGGGAGACGATGTCCCGGAACGGGGTCACCACCGGGATCAGGGTGACGAGACCGGACAGGTCGTAGCTGTAGATGCCGGTGGACTCGAGGATGCCCGTGGTCTGCGCCTTGTGGATGGCCGACAGGGTTTCCTCGGTCACGTTTTCAAGACCGCTCATGTGCTGCTGCCCCTTTCTGCGGGCATGCGGAACAGGCCCCGGCGCTGAGCGCGGGACCTGGAAGTGTCAGGTGAGAAGCGGGGTTACCTGCGGCCGGCGTGGATCGCCGAGAGGGCGTCGATGGCCATGGTCTGCATCTCCCTGGCCACCTCGTTCTGCTCGGGCGCGGTGCCCCGGTAGAGCGTGTTCTTCATCTCGCGGGCCTTGGCCACGTCCACGGGCTGACTGCCTGCGGGCGTGCGGTCCTGGCCGCGGAGCGTCCCCGGCGGGGGAACTGCCCCGTTGGTGAACACCTTCGGCGCGGCGGGCTGCTCGCCGATCCTCGCGACCTCGGCCTTCAGCGTCTCGACCTGATCGCTGAGCCCGCTGACGTCCGCCGCCTTGGCGATGTCCTCCGGGGCCCGTGCGTCGAGCGCTGCTGCGACCGCGTCCACGATGAGGCCCTTCAGCACCTCGTGCGCGTCGGTGGTGTCGTTCGTGGTGGCGGGCTCTTCTGCCTTCGCCACGTCGTCTGTGTCATCGCCCTTGGCCACGTCCGCGTCAGCGGCAGGCTCAGGCTCGCCCTTGGCGACGCCGTCAGCGGGAGTGCCCGCGTCAGCGGCCGGGGCCGGGGTCATGTCGGTGGGGTCGGGAGCCGGGGCGTCCATGCTGTCCTCCGGGCTGTCATCATCGGGCTCGGCGCCGCCCTGAACGGGTGTGACCTGGTCCGGGGGCACGACACCGATGAGCTTGCCGTTGCAGTCGTAGACGGCGCACAGGGCGTCCTGCCCGTCCTTGGCTACCACGGCGGGCTCAGCGGGCGCCTCAGGCGTCACCGCGTCTTCTTTGGCCACCGCGTCAGCCGGGGCCTCCGCGGCCTCCGGGGCAGTCTCAGCGGCGTCCTTGGCGACGGCCTCCGGCACGCCAGCGGTCTCGGTCTGGTCAGCGGCCACAGCCGTCTCCTTCTGCTTGGCAACGTTGTCATCAGCCATGGGCGCCGATGGGAGAGATTGGAGCACCTTGTTCAGCGACTCGCCGGCAGTGCGGATCAGCTTCTCGTTCGCCGACGACAGCACCCGCCCGGCCTTCGCCACCTGGGCGAGTGCCTCGATCACGTCCAGCGGCGCGGGGTCGAACCCGGCCATCGCCTTGCCGATCATCGCCATCGCGTCCGCGCCGCAGTCCGCCTCCGACTGCTCAGCCACAGCGAACGGGGCCAGCACACCGATGGCGTAGTCGATGGCGATGCACGCGTCGTTCAGATTCCACGCGTTCTCCGCGTCGCCGGGGTCCGCGACGGCGGCCTCGATGAGTTCCCGGTCGGACAGCACGCCCAGCGCGACCTGGGCGCGGGACAGGATGCTGCACCACTTCTGTGCCGTGGCCGCGTCTATGGCCTCCCACGCGGGGGAACCCGGGTCGGCGGGGTCGCCGGGGGCGTCACCATCGGGAGCGGCGAGAGGAACAGTGGGGTCCAGGCCGTCGATGCCGGCGTCGAGCTCGGTGCCGTCAGCCTTGCTCACCGTCTCCTTGAGGCTGCCGTCGCTGGCCCAGTTGTCCGGGATCATGGACGACGCGCCGAGGGCCTTCGCTCTGCGGATGACGTACGCACGGATGCGGTCATGGTCGGTGCCTCCGCGCCCTACGGCGCTGATCGCCTTGGACAGGTCGTCCTTGTCGCCGATCGGGTACGACGGGTCGCCGTTGTCGTTCTTGATGGCCGTGCCGGCGGCCAGCATCTTGCGCTTGTCCTCGGCGCTGTACTTGGCCTTGATCACGGCCTCGTACTCAGCGAGCGCCTTGGCGACCTCATCCAGTTCAGGCGCCGGGGGCTTCTGCGCAGCGTCGTGGATCAGCTTGGCGATGGCCGCCGGGCTACCCGTCATGGTCACCTTCTCTTCGGTGCGCTCCGGCTCTGCCTTGGCGATCAGGTCCCGCACGAACTCGGGCTCCAGGAGGCCAGCGGACTCCCCGTCCTGCTTGGCGATGAGGAAGCGCGGGATGCCGTTGGCGCCCTTGCCGACCAGGTCAATACGGTTGAAATCGGCATCAACCAACTCGGTCAGTTCGTCCTCGTCGGCGGTTGTGGTCACGGCTCACCTCGGTTCGGGCGTGGGACGATGACGGGATGAGCAGTGAGGAGCCGGAGAGGCACACCGGGCTGCCGGTGCTAGTCGTCGTCCCCGCAGTCGGGACAAGCGCAGTCATTGCCGTCGCACCGGTCGCATCTGCCCTTGCGGCATGGCGGGCAGATGAGATCCCAGGTGACGCTCACGGCCCGGTCCTGGCGCGTCGGCGGCGCGCTACGCCCTGCGGCGAGAAGCCGCCGATCTTGCCGGCCTTGTAGAGATCCCATGCCCTGGGCGTCAAAACCGCACCCACCAGCCAGTCACCCTTGCGGACGACGATCCCGTCACCGAGATCCCACGGCTGCTCGTTGCGGTAGATGTAGCTCTCCACGATCTGCGCCGCTCCGCCGTCCGCGTCGGTCCCGTCTATGTGGAACAGCCCGGAACGCGGGCCATTGAACATCAGGCTCCAGGCCGCTTTCTCCAGCTCAATTTCGCTGAAAAAATCACGTCCGCCGTCGAGGCCCTTGGCGATGCGGGGATCGGGGCCGGCCTGGTAGGCAACGCCGAGGACGTAGCGCTGCTCCTCGCCGTCACCCTTAGCGATGCCGTCGCTGTCCGCCAGCACGACCTGGGGGACGGTGGCGGCCAGGAGGCTGGCGCTGACCGTGGCCGCTACCATCTCAGGGCTCGTGCCATTGGCGTTCGCCGCCGCAGCGAGGTCGCTGAGAACGATCTGGCGCGGGTCGCCGTGGTCATCATCAGGAACACCGGACGGAGGGTCGGTCAATACGCATCCGCATGAGCAGCAGATGGCCGCCACCCCCTGCCAGACTGGAGCGCATGAGCGATGACCTGGTGACATGGCTGCGGGAGCAGATCACGGCCGACCTGGAAGCGGCGAGGATCGTCGGCGCGGGAGGCTTTGAGCCGGAGCGATGGGATACCGACCCGCCGGGACAGGTGAACCCGGCACCCGCCCCCTACGGAGACCAGATCAACGCCGTGCTTGTGCCAGATCCCGAGGACCGGCGTGATCGCGAAAGCCTGCCCGGCTGGGTGGAGGTCGTCAGCTATAACCGGATGCTCGGCAAACCACCTGAGGCCGACTGCCGGGACGATGACCTGCCGGTCGCGCTTGTCGACTATGGGCGGCGCGAGGTGGATCACATCTGCCGTCACGACCCGCGCAACGTGGTCGCCCGCTGCGAGGCGGAACTGGCCATCCTGGATGAGTGCGACCTGCTGCTGAAGGTCGGCATCGCCTTCCCGGATGAGGCAGGCGTCGAGTCAGCGGAGCGGATCATGCGCCTGATCGGCGCGGCCTACCGTCACCGTGACGGCTACCTGGAGGAGTGGGCACCCGCCGCTGCCCTCCAGGGCAGCGGCTAGCCCGGGATCAGGCTGCAGTTGCACCGGGGATGAGCCGGCGGCATGGTGTCGCCGCTTGAGAACGGCTGCCCGAGCGGGACGCGCCCCTCCGCCTCATTGTCCAGGCAGACCGGGCAGACGATCCCCGCCGCCGGGTCGGTGAGCCAGAGGCTGTACTCCACGCCGTTCTCCGGGTACGTGTCCATGGCAGCCTGCGCCGACGCCCCGGTGACCTGATCCATGGCCGCGCCTTCAGCCACGTCCGGGGCTGCCACGGCTCCGGCCAGCTGGTCTCCGAGGTCCCGCATGCTGGTGCCGCCGGTCACGCCACCCAGGACCCGGCTGAGCACCGCCGTGAACGCGCCCGTGATGGCTGTGACCGCGGCAGCCACAGCACCAGCCAGGAACGCGCTGAGCGCCGCGTCAAGGCCGAGAGAGGCAACCTGCCGCACGGCACCCTGGGTGTCCCCGGGCGGGGCGGCCTGCACGACCCTGTCATGGCCGTTCACCAGTGCCGTGGCGGAAACCGCGCCGATGAGATAGCCGCCGGTCACGATGCCCTCAGCGACCGCAGCCAGCGGCAGCGTGATGCCCGAGGCGGCCAGCCACTCCGCCAGCCATGCGGCTGCGGCACCGTTGCGGTCCCGCTTGCCCGGTGCGTCTCCTTGCTGTGCCGGGTTGGCTGCCAGGTAGGACATGGCCATCCGGTCCAGCACGGCGGGAGTCAGTGCCCGGGAGACGGCAGCGGTGACCTGGGGTGCCCAGTAGGCGACTGCCGGGCCGTCATGTTCCCAGCCCGGCCAGACTTTTGGGGGGCTCGCAGCTTTGGTGACCTCGGCGGCGCCGAGAGGGAAGCGGCCGACATCATTGCCGCAGTGCACTGACAGGTGAGTGAACGTCACCGGGGTCTCAGGCACGGCGGCGGGGAGCGGGTCACCGGGCTCCGTGTAGGCCAGGGTGACATGCGGGTGCCAGTCAGCATGCTCGCTGGCGGACAGGTCCGCCAGCGACTCCCGGAGCTGCTCAGCACCAGGGAGCACGACCCCGGCCCATGCGGGAGTCTTCCCGTCGCTGCTGTCCGATGGCGGGAACGTGCCGATGCCGCCCACGGTCCCGGTCAAGGGCCCGGGCATTGCTGCCGCTGCGGTGCCCGCGCGTTCGCACGCTTGCATCAGTGCTACCTCGTCCACGTCCGGGCCGAGGTAGACGATGGTGATGTGGTGATCCGTGACGCCGCCCGGGACCGGATCAATCAGCCCTTCCGGCAGGTCCAGCGAGATCATGCCCGAGCGCGGGCCCAGGTCATAGCCGCTGGTGTCCTTGCGGACTTTCACCCGGGCTGCGGCGTTCAGCTGTGCCGCCTCGGCAGCGTCCACGTGGCGGAACTCGAAGTCGCGCCACGTCCCGGCCTTGCGCCGTGCCTTCTCGAACCGGCGGAACGCGGCGAGTTCGGACTTCACCACTGCGGCCTGATCCTCCGGGCCGTCCTCGTCGTCGTCCTGCCCGATGAGGTCGTAGCTGGTGATGCCGGTGTCAGCGGTGATCCCCGTTGTGGGGGTGCCGCCTTCGCCTGCTTCCTTGGCGACCGTGCCCGGCTGCGGCGGCGGCGCGGGAGGCAGCGCCTTCGGCCCGTACTCCTGCTCAGCGAGGGGCTCGGCCACCAGCGGCGGGTTCGGCAGCACACCCTGAACACCCGTGAACGCCTCGTGCGGCAGCGGGGCATCCGGGTCCGGGGCGGCGGTCTGCGCGTCGACCGGCCCGGCAACCCCGTACAGCGCCGAGAGGGGGATGGGGCCGCCGCGTGTGGTGAAGAACACCCGCGGCACCGTCTGGCCCTCGGGCTCGGCCAGGCCGAACCGCATCTCCCGGATCTCAGACGCGCCGACGACGCCGTTCTGGATGTAGATCTGGTCGGACTGGGCGACGTTGAGCTGGTCGTCCTGTTCCTCGCCGCGGTCGAACTCGAACTCCAGCGGCAGGCCCAGGTCGTCGATGATGAATGCGGACAGGATGCCCTCGATGTGCTCCATCAGGGGCAGGTCGCCGACGCGGTGCTGCACGTCGGCCTGCGACTCGCCGGAGGAGCGGTTGACATCCTCGGTGAAGCCCAGGTCCGACGGGACCACGTGGAAACTTGCGCAGGTCTTCCGCATCAGGAAGAGGCTGAAGGTGTCGGTGAACTCTTTCTCGTTGCTCCACGTGAACTGGCTGCCGCCGGGCAGCCAGCGGATCTGGTGTTTGGCGGCCTGGTCGCCGTAGATCATGGAGTCCCAGTAGGCTTGGAAGGTCTCGATCTGGTCGGGGTTCCACGACTCCGGGGCGCTGGCGAAGGCTTCCGGTATGTTTCCTTCCGTAAAGCGCTGCAAAAAGTAGATCTGGAAGCGTATGTCCGTATTCGCATTGAGCATGATCGACTCAATAGGCGCGTGGCCGTAGGGCGAGTCGCTGTGCGGGCGGAAAGGCTCGTAGATCAGGTCATCCCTGGTCAGCCAGCCCCACGGCAGCCCGTTCGCGTACTGGACGTACGCCTCGGCGGGCGGCTCCGGCGAATCGCCCCAGTAATCCAGCAGCGGCGCGATCAGCGTCCCGTCAACCGGCTTCAGCCCGATGCACTGCCCCGCGCGGTTGCGCATCCGGTACAGCGCCCCGGCGTCGTAGGCGAGAATGTCGTACGCGTACTTGGCGAACCAGGCCTTGAAACTCTGCTTGCGGTCAGGCTTCTTCAGCGCCTTCTGCGCAAGCGCAATCGCGCCGGTAACGTCCCCGGTGTAGCCCTGGGTAGCGATCAGCTTCCACTTCAGGCTGCGGATCGAGTCAATCCTGTGCCAGATACATATGTCCGCAACGTCGTAGGCCCCTATAAGGCCCTTGAGCGCATCGAAACTGACCCGCTCATGCGTCCTCGGGCGGGTCGCCACGTTGTACGACGTGGTGTAATCAAGGACGCGGGGAGTGCGGGAATACCCGTCATACGGCCCGACCGGCTCACCTGGGGAGAACGGGTGATCGGGGCCCATCTGCGAGACGCCGGCCGCCGCCTGGTGCATCGCTTCGGGACCGGGCCCGGCCAGTGTCTCCACGTCAGTGCCGAGGGCTTTGGCGGCGCGGGTCAGCGTCCCTGCGATGCGAGTGCGGACGCCCATTAAGCCGCCCCCTCCGCTACTGCTGCCGTTCTGCCAGCCACGCGGCGGGATCCATGACGAGCGCCATCGTGACCGTGTCCGGCTCGAGGCCCGTCACGCGCTTCCAGTCCCGCAGGAAGGACACGATCTGCTCAAGGTGCGCATCGCCATCTTCCCCGGCGACGGGCCACGGGCCGTAGGTTTCCTGCCTGGCGGTGCTGCCCTCGGTCCACCAGAAGTGCAGCACGATCGCCTGCGGCCGGGGTGTCACGACCGCGCCGGGCGGCAGCCAGCGGAGTTTGTCCTTGTCGGCCTGGTCCCAGGCTTCCCGGAACGCGGCGGTCTGCTCGGGCGTCCAGTCATCCGCCAGCTGCACGTACGCCGCAGGCTGTTCGTCGCTGGCCGTTTTGCACCGCTCCCTCTAGCCGCTTGACACCATGAACCGCTGGTCCCTGAACGCCACGTCACGCAGCCGCTTGCGGGCCTCTTCCGGGGTCTCGGGGGCTGGCCCGGGCTCTGGTGAGGGCAGGGCTGGAGGCTCGTCAGCGAGCGGCTCAGGACCGGCTGCGGCCAGTTGCTCGGCCTTGCGCTTGGCCCAGTCGATCCACGCATCGGCTCCGCCGCCGCCGAGGTTGACCGTCAGGTACCTGAGAGCATCACAGGCATGATCGGCCGCTTTGGGGTCGGCGTCCTCAGGTGATCCAGAACGGGCGTATGGGAGGTTCTCAAGTTCCTCGATCAGCTTCGGGCAGGTCCGGAAGATATGAATCCGCGGGCACGTCTCGAGCCCGTTTGCCCGGTGGTGAGGACACGCCGGTGCTTCGGCCATGTACGAATGGATCCGCTGCCAGCCCGTGATCCGGCTGCCCGGCCCCTTGCCCGCCTTGGTCAGGTATACGCCGTTCTGCGCATACATCCGCTCCTTTGGCAGGGCATCGCCTTCAAGGTTCCACATTGAGTCGTCAGCCCAGCGTGTCATGACGTGCTCGTCGCTGGCCTCGGCCGCCAGGATGCGCCTGGCCTGGTCCGACTCGCGGACGCCTGACTCGTAGATCTCTCTGTAGACCCACAGACGCTTGTCGGGGTCAACCGAGCCCCAGAGCACCGCGAACGGGCTGGCGAACCCCCAGTCAATCCCGTTGTAGCGGTTCCACGATGGCGGCAGCGCGATGGGGTCCATGGTGTGGCGCTCGTAGTCGTACTCGGTGAAGATCTGGCCGGCGAACAGGTCCCACCTGCCGTCCCGCATCGCGGCCTGGCGCGCCGGGTCGGTGATGGCGTCCAGACGGCGGAAGTACGCCTCGTCCAGCCACGGGTTATCAGTGGCCTTCGCCTGGATGAACCGCACCGTGAGGCCGTGCTTATCGGTGATGACCTTGGAGCCATGCTCAGTTGGCTTTATATACCGTTCGCGAACCTCGCCGTGAGACGGGCCGCCCGGGTTTGTGGTGCAGCGCACCCCGATCACCGGCACGTCGCCAGCGGCACGCAGGCGCTCGTAGCGGAGGATGTCAACTACCCCTGGCGCCAGGAGCGTGAGTTCGTCTACCAGCAAAAGTTGGTATTCTCCACCTTGACGCCTAGAAGCGTCGTCTTTGGTCTCAAGGTAGCGGAACCGGAATTTGCTCCCATTAGGAAAGCTCAGTTCCCGGGAACTGCCGTTCCAGTGACCGCCGACGGCCTCGCCGAACTCGAACTTCCGCAGCGCGGGGAAGATGGACTCCTCGAGCTCGTCATACGTGCGGCGCACCAGCAGGACGCGCAGCCCCGGATGTCTCGCACAAGCCCGGATGCCCTCGGCCACGAGGGCCGCACTTTTCCCCCACCAGCCGCCCCTCCGTAGAGGACGTCGGCTTCAGTGGCGGCGTGGAAACGCTCCTGCGGGCACTTCCCGCAAGGCTCAGGCACCGGCACTGCGGCGCCGTTCCGCACCGCGATCTGCGCCAGGGCGCGCGGCTTGCAGATCGGCTCGTAGCCGATCAGCGAGAACACGTCCATCGCGGCCATGTGCGCCGTGTCCCGGCGTTCCTTCTCGGCACGCAGGGACCGCAGCTCGACGAGCTTCGCAGCCCGGATCTCAGTTAGCGAGCGGAAGTCCGGCATCATCCTGCAGGGCCATCTCCAGTTTCAGTTCCTCGAGCTGGCGGTCAATCTCGGAGATCGCCAGGTACTCGTGCCGGTCAGGCGCATCCAGGCCCAGCAGCTTGGAGCGGCGCTCCGACCATCCGCGAGCCCCGGTCCATGCCTCCACCTTCGTGCGCGGCGACGTGTGCTCGTCCCGCGCGATCACCAGCAGCGCCGAGAGCGCGTCCTCGATCAGCAGCAGTTCCTCGGCGCGGGCTTCCTCAACGTGCGCGGCCGGGATCATCGCCAGGGCCTTGGAGTACAGCTGGCTCACACGCGGCTGCGAGATGCCGAGCCGGCGCGCGATCTCGTCCTGCGTGAGGCGCTGGCGGCGCATCTCGACGACCTGCGCCAGGCGGTCGGCCTGAGAGGGCGTCATGCGCCGTGCCATAACCCCCCCAGGAATTACTTATAGGCGGGTCAGGCTGCGAACAGTTCGCCCTGCACCCACTTGAGGGTGGCGGGTTCTGGCTTAGCGGCCGATCGCTCAGGCGCCGCCAGCCACGCATCAGCAATGTCGAGGACTAGCGCCAGGCACGAGACGTCGAAGTATTCGCGGCCTCTGACGGGGGCTTCTCTGGCCAGCGAGAGTGCACCCTTCACGGCATTCTCCGTGTCGAGTGCCAGCGTGCCGGGCAGCCCGGTGACCAGCCGCACCACGTCGCCGTAGCCGTCCTTAGCGTGCGCGAGCAGCCGCTGCTTGCCGTTGCCGGTCGTGACGCCGAACTTGACCACGGAGTTGCCCGTGACGACGTAGAACGCGTCGAACTCGGTGCGGGCGCAGAGCCGGCAGAGGCCGTCCCCGGACAGCACGTAGTGCGGCTTCGGGTAGCAGTCGTGGCCTGCCTTGCAGCGAACGTGCAAGGCGTGCTCTACGCCTCGGTACTCGTCGTAGATCGGCGTCGCGCCCAGTTCGGCAAGGCGCGCCCGGAACGCCGCATCGATTACCGCGGGATCACGCCCGCTGCAGATGGCGCAGATTGCCTTGCCTTGCTGCACGGACTGCCCGGTCGGATAACAATCGTGACCCTCGGAGCACTGGACATGAACCTTGGTGCGGGCGTTCCGGTAGGGCTCAAGCGCCACCGCACCCATTGCTTTCACGCGGGCATAGAACTCGGCCTCTGCTGTGTCCCGATCAAGACCCACACAGATCCGGCATGCCCCGCGCCCGCGCTGAAGTTCCCCGGGGCGCGTACGGCAGCGATGCCCGGCGGGGCAGAGAACATCGTGGGGGGTGTTCCGGCCGCGATACCTCTCGTACAGCGACGTGCAGCCGAGTTCCGCCAAGCGCTTGAGGAACGCGGCCTCTGTGGCAACGGGATCCTTGCCGGCGCATTTGATGCAGATGCCCCGGCCCTGCTGGACGCAATTCGGGCGCGGTCGGCAATCATGACCTGCGCGGCAGCGCGCGCGGTGGGGTTGCTGAGCACCAAGCCACTCGGTCTCGAGTAACTCCGCCCCGAGTTCCTTGAGGCGGTGGCGGAAGGCCGACTCGGCCGCCAGCGACTGGGCGGTGCGTCCGGCCACTAGTGCTCACCCGACACGCGGGCGATCTCCTCGCGGACGGCGCGGCGGACCTCATCCACGCCGACAGCGAGTTCCTCGCGGACGATAGCGCGAAGCGCTACCGCATCAGGAGGGGAGCCGGGGATCGGCGCGTCAATACCTCGCCTGACTAGCTCAGCGAGTGAGACGCCCGTCGCTTTCCACGGTTCAACAAGATCGTCGGGAAGCCAGATACTCGTCTTCATGCTATGAGCATACCAGCATGGCATGCCGTTGCGATGACCTGCGAGAACACTCTCAATGAGCTTGACTAGGGATACCGTCACGGTATACCGTCAGTCTCATGAACACCACGGGGGCCAAGAACCACACCGCGCACTTCGACACCCTGGCCTGGACCGCCGGGCCGCTGACCGGTATCGACGAGGACCAGCGCTGCGTCAGCTGCTCGCACCTTCCCGGATGCCCTTGTCCCGAAGACTGCGTCACCCAGGCCGAGGCGGAGGCCGTTGAGGCCGCCGTCGTCGAGGAGCCGTGGGAGCGCGAGTTCGTCCGCGCAGCGATCCTGATGAGCGCGCTTGACGTCCTCGCCGGGGAGCCGCTGGCAGCCGAAGGGCGTGACCGCTGATGCCCGCGCTGGCGCCGGTCGTGCAGACCGTGATGCTGCCCACGCCGCGCGGAACCCAGTGCTGGGCGGCCCGCACCATCGACGGAGTGTGGGACCTCGAGCGCGACGAAGACCGCCGCAGCGACTGGGCCGTGACCCACCGCGCCACGCAGATCCAGGTGAACCTGCTGGGCAGCCTGCGGGACTGCCGGGCCTACGTCGCCTCAGGCGGGGCCGCTGAAGACCTGGGCCTCATCCAGGCCCACGAACGGGGCGCCCACGCTGTGCGGGTGCCCAGATGCCGGAGGTGCTAAATGGGGCTCGCCGGCTGGGCAGCCCACAAAATGTTCTGGCGCTCGGTCAGGACAAGCCGCAGGTCGGCTGCACGCAGGCGCCGCCAGCGGAAAGCCAGGAACAGGAAGGGGGGACGGAGATGCCCGCATTGCGGAAGATAGCGCGCGTGCTGCTGCCCGCGAAGGGCAGGCACCGCCGGTAACGACAGCAAGCCAGCGCCCCCGGTCATACGGCCTGGGGCGCTGGTCTGTGCTAGCTGACTGCCGGAATGCTGCCGTCGTCAGGCGGGGTACTGCCGTCGCCGGAGTCCACGGGCGGCACGGTGGCCGGGTCCGCGGCCTGCAGCTGCGCGACCGTCGAGGCCATGTCATCGGCCACGGCCTGGATCGCCGGGTCGTTCGCCGAGCCAGCGGCGGCGAGCGCGGCCTGCCAGTCGGAGATGGCCTGCACGACCTCGGCCTTCAGGGCAGCGTCGGCAGCCTGCAGTGCATCCAGTGCGGTCATGATCTTCTCCTGGTTCGTCTCGGTGCGCGACAGGCGCGCGAGGATCTGGTCGAGCTGGCAGCGGATGCTCTCCAGCGGGTCGTGATGAGGGCAGCACGGGTGGTGGAAGTCCACGGGTCACCTCCGGGGCTGCAGGGGCACTACGCGGGCGGGGCCTGGCGCACGCGGGTTACGATCCAGGTCCCGAACCCGGCGAGGTGCAGGGCCAGGAAGAACAAGCCCAGCAGGATCATCGAAGTGGGCGCGATCCACGACGGGGTAGAGACCTTTGCCACGTGGAAGATGAAGCCGAACAGGAAGATCAAGGACGCCACTACGGCGAGCACGGCGCCTCCCTACGCTGCGGTCGGACGGATGGTGCGCCTGGCTCGCACGGCGGTCGCGTGCTCGGCCTTCGCTACCTCAACCGGGTCGAGCATGATGCGGCCCCGGAAGCGGAAGGCCACGGGCAGTTTGCGGATGCCGTCGTCGGTGTGCCAGCCGCGGTTGATCCAGTTGCGCACCGTGATTGGGCTCACGCCGCACAGCAGCGCGGCCTGCTCAGTCGTGATGCAGCCGCTGGGGCCGGGTACAACGGGATCCACCATCACCCCCAGGGAAACGAAAAACGCCCCGCCAGGGGCTCCTGGGCGGGGGCGCATTGCTCCAAGGCGGACGATACAAGAAGCAAGCCAAGGGGGGCAAGTTAGCGCGTGAGACCGCTGGGAAACACCCCGGTTGGTGAGGCTACGTGACGTGCTCAAGCAACACTGGCGTCGCGTGCGCTCGGTGATACGCCACCCACCGCTTGGCATTGATGTCGTACTCCTCGGCGGTCATCTCGTCCTGGCAGTTGTCGCAGCGGCTGTAGAGATTCCGGTCACCGTCCGGCCACGCCCGCCGCAGGCTCCGCCACGTGCACTGCCTGCACGGCACGATCAGCAGCTCCGGTGGCGGGCTGGTCTCAAGCAGCAGCGAACGGGACCGGTAGTGCAGCCACTGGATGTCCCGCCCGGCGTCTTCCCCGCCAGCGAGTACCTGCGGCTGGAGGCTGTCGATCGTGACCCGCACCAGCTCGCGGTCACCGAACTCCTCGACCAGATCGGCCGGGATGGGCTCGGCGGGTTCCCGGGGCGGCAGCACATCCGCTGACGGCAGCCAGTCGGTGCCGAGGGCGCGCATGTCCTCATCGCGGGGCATCGGCGGCATGAAGACCTGCCTCGTCATCCAGGTGTCCTGCAGGGCGATCAGCGGAGTGATGTGCCGGGCCAGCACCCGTGCGTTGTCGCGCACTCCCCTGGCGCTGCCGTGCGGGTGCTTCAGCGGGGACAGTGACAGTCCGGGCACCGACCTGACCCGCGCTGCCCACCCGCCGAGGGTGAACGCCATGAACGCCATGTGGGCCTCGACGTCTTCGCGCAGGATCACCTGCGGGCCGGCCGGCGAGTGGATCTGCACCTCCGCGACCAGCGGGTCACCGATCGCCGCGGCGAGGCGCACCCAGTAGCCGGGGAGATCCCTGGCGCAGTCGGCGAGGAACGTGGCGCAGCGGTCGCAGTAGGGCCGCGGGGAGCGGGCCGGGGTGACGATCCGCTCGCCATCCACGAAGGTGACGGTGCGGGCACTGCACCATTGATCTCTGGCGCACTCCTGGCCTGCGGATTCCGGCTCATTATCTGACGCTGAGTGTGCCCGGTAAGGGCCGTCCCTCCGCATCCTTGGAGGGTAGCCGACCTGTCACAGTCGGTGACCGAGCCTTACTGCAGGCCCTCAGCCCGAAGGTCGATCACTTTTGAATCGGCATTCAGTTCAGCGAGGGTTTTTGTGGGGTTCCAGGTCAGGATCGGGCAGTCATCGGTCTGGCACCACGCCTGGGTGCCGCCGCCCATCAGCCATACTGGCGGCTCACCGCAGGCGGGGCACTTCAGCCCCACCGGCTCGCTGTTCACCTGCTCATCCTCCCTCGGCGACCGCGTGAAGCGGGCGCGGCGCCCTCTCGGCCTGCACCTCGGCCAGCAGTCGCCCGGCCGTCTTATCGCCGACAGGAAGCTCCTTCATCACCAGGTACTTGGAGACCTTGCCGCGGTCGGCGAACAGTTCCCGGATGCCTTCCCGGATGTCCTCGTCGGTTGCCTTCCGGCCACCCTTCCGGCGTGCCTTCTGGACGGCACCTGCGGGTGGCTTCTGCGGGGCAGTTGCGGATGCCTTCCGGGGGGCCGTCTGTGGTGCATCCCCAGCGGGTAGCTCAGGTGCCGCCTGAGTGACCGTCTCGGGTGCAGTCTGGAGGTCGTTCGAGATGGCCTCCGAGAGGGCCTCCGAGAGCCCCAGGCGGCGTGACAGCCAGCTGTCCAAGACCGGCTCCCAGTGAGCCGCTCCGCCCCACGTAAGGCCGTCCTCGATGGCCTGGCGCACATCGGCCGGGAAGCGGCCCGTGCGCATGGCCGTGGCCACCGACAGCGGCACCGGCAGGCCAGGCTTGCGGGCCAGCACCGCGGCCACGGTGTCGCGCAGGTAGACGCGGGCGTCCTCAATGGCGTTCATCAGCGGCCAGGTGGTGACGCCGAGCAGGTTCTTGCGGCGCCACATGAAAAACGTCGGGCCCGGCGATGCCATCCAGCGCCGGAGCGGGATCGCGTCGACTGGCTCGGGCGGCGGCTTGCGGAGCGCCTTCCAGATCAGCCGGAGCACCTCGATGCCGAGGACCCAGGCTGTGGGGCAGGCCGCAGCGAGGATGACCCACAGCAGCGAGTCCGCGAGCGTGGCTGCCCCGTTGCCGAAGATGGTCAGTGCGGCGAATCCCCAGGCCGCGATCCTGGCCAGCCGCGACGGCCAGCCCAGGGCAACCAGGAGGTGATCGGCGATGACGTAGGTCGGGATGCCCAGGTCGATCATCAGGGGCAGCAGCCACGGCGAGTGCCAGCCATGGGCCGCAGCTGCGGCGGACAGGTTCCAATACGAGAACCAGGCGCCGGCGGCCATGGAGGCGATGACGAACGCGACTGCCACGCCGAGCCAGAGCTTCTGGGTGTCGCTGAGACGGCTGCGTCGGGCGTGGGCGGGCAGTGCAGGTGTCGGTGCGTGCATGCCGTCCATGTTGGCGGTCACGGGTGATCCTTCCTCGGATTTCCGGCTCAATGCGTGGTCAGTGGTGCCTGCGGGGCAAATGCGACTCCCGGCCACCACCTGGCCCGGGGCCAATCGCACGCTGGCGCTCAGCCTTGAGCCGGCGGAACGCCTCGGCGTCGGGACCGCGGTTCTGCCATCCGAACGCGCCTTCCCAGAACAGGTCAGTCATTACGCGGTCAATCTGGTGCGGGTCGCCGTTCTCGGCGCCCTGGCCGGCCACACCAGCAGGGGGGCGTACCGGCTCAGAACCTGGCTTGTGAGTCATGATCATTTCTCCTTAATTTCCGGGGCGCCGGGCCACGGGTACGACACGGTGAGCACGCTCGCCCCGGACGATCATGAGGACGACCGCAGCGATCATGAGCACGCAGATGGCTGCGATGAGCCAGGTGGGCAGGGCGCCGATAGCGGCGACGATGGGCCAGGGATGGGTGTTTGTCATGGGGTGCTCCCTTCAGAAGCGCTTAGTGATCCTTATCCAGGTATGGAACGGTCCCCTGAGGCTGTAGAACACCCCGAAACCGCGCCTGCGGTGATGCCGGAAGAGCAGGACGTGGACCACGAAGTAGCCCAGGACGATTGCGGCGAGGATGTGCATTGCTTGCTCCTTGAACTGGGGGCCCCGGCGCGGGCCCCGGCGGCTGGTGATTGCCCGCGCCGGGGCGTCTGTGGTGGTCACCGCGATCTGCCTCCCCGGGGAGGGCGGTTACGGTAGGTGACTTCGGCTGGGAGCGGCACATGCGGCCGGTCTGGGCGGTTACGCTCTGCGACATCCTGTGTCCCTGATGTCCTAGATTGTCCTAGCTTTCGGTCCGGGGAGACCCGCCCGAAGGGCGCTGTGCCGGCCCTCCCGGCTTGCTGGCGCTCCGGCTGTGACCCTGCGTCACTTCGGCGCAGGCGCCCGCGCACCTTGGCAGTCACCCGCTGTAGCCGTCCCCGGTGCTGCGCCCACGCCTCGTCCTTGGACCCGGTGTAGCCGCCATGCTTGACGGCCAGCCCGAACACCCAGTCGGTGCTCTTAAAGCCGAAGTGATCCCTGACCTTGCTCAGGTTCTCGCCGTCGCGGAGCATCTGCCCGGCGTCGCGGCCGACCTGCTCAACGCACGGGACGCACCGCTTGCCGGGGTTGCGCGTCTTGCCGCGGCAGCGCTCGTGGTTGATGCAGTCGTGCTGCGGCGGGGGCACCGGGAGCGGCCTGCCGCCGTTGTTGCGCACCTTGTCCTGGTGCTGCTTCGGGCCGTCCCCGGTGAACAGGTTGCCGCCCCGGGCGCGGGACTCCTCCTCCGTCGTACCGGGACGCCAGGAATTGTGGGTTCCCACATCGTCCCAGTGCCGCGACTGCAGGCCTTCTGGGATCGGGCCGCCTTTGAATGCGAAGTTCTCCAGCACCACGCGGTGCGCCTGGCGGGTCACCCGCTTGCCGTCCTTGTCCAGGTACTTCACCAGGACGTAACCGTCATCAGTGGTGGTGGTGGCGATCGGCTGGGCCTTGAGGTTGCGGCCCGAGGGGGACTTGCGGGCGTCGGCGTAGAAGTTGCCGTCCCAGCTGACCCGGAACCCGGGCCACGCGTCCCAGATCGGTTTCCACTGCTCGGGTTCGTGGTCGGTCATCGTGACCTCCCGGTGTGCGAGTGGTGCCTGCCGCCGCTCTTCGGCCTGTCGTCGTGTCCCTGCAAGGCCATTACGAACAGGTCACGGATTGTGGCGGCGCGCTCCGTGCGGGCATCAAGGGCCGAGCGGAGGCGCTCAAGCGACCGGGGGTCGTTGTAATCGGCGAGCTTCCAGAACTGCCACCAGCGCGGGTTCCGCGCCAGCGCCCGGCGCACTTTGGCAGCTTCGGCCTTCGCCTGCTCGTGGGTAGCGTTCCAGTAGTAGGCGCACATCTGGCCCGTATCAGCCCACGGGGAGTGCTCCTCCGCGGTTGCCCCGAGGAACACCAGGCGCCCGATGAGGCCTGCGGCCTTCTCCTCATCGAACGGGCCGCTGGCGACGGCCAGGCCCTTCAGTTCGGCGTCCAGGGCGACCGGATCGCCGACTTCCGCCCGGGGCATGAGGCTGAAGGGGAGACCCTTCTGCACGGCGCGCCTGGAGGCACCACGCCACAGGCCGAGGAAGAACATGAGGCTGTCGTCAAGGCGGAACAGTTCAGCGCGGCCGTCTCCGGTGATCTGGCTGTCCGCGAAGCGCTTGTGGAAGGCGTCCTCCACGTCCTCGCCGCCTGGCACCAGCATGAGCACGTCCTCAAATGAGAGGTAGAAGCCCCGCAGCCGCGCCTTCAGGCTGGTGGACGTGCCGATCTTGACGTTGTCACCCATGCGCACGAAGTAGACGACCGGCAGGTGATTCTCGCCTGCGAGGATGCGGGCCAGTTCAACACCACCCGCATAGCTGCGCTTGTCCATTCCCTGCTCCCCCTCAGGTCGGTTACGGCTTGTCATCGCGCTGCGCTCCCTATCAGGCGGCGCTCCTCTTCCCAGTCGGCGATCTCAACCGGGTCGTAGGCGGGTGCGGATCCCTTCTTGCGGACCGGTTCCGGGACGGGCTTCCCGGCCGCCCGGTCGCGCTGCATCTGCTTCTTGACCGCGTCGGGAGTCGGCCCGGTGATCTCGCGGTCGACCAGCTCGGCGATCGTCAGGGGCTCCGGCGGAGGGGGCAAAGCGGGCATATGTCCACGACTTGCCGGGACATCCGGGCCAGATTCCCCGGTGTCCGCGACTTGACCGCTGTCCGGGACAAGGCGCAGGGCGAGCTTGCGGGCCGTGCCGGAGGCTTCCTGGGCAGCGCGCTCAGGAGTGCCTAGCGGTGCGAGGGTGCCTTCGATGCCGAGACACGGCATGTCGCCGGCTGCGCTGGCGATGACGCCTGCCGTGGCCCAGGCGCGGGCCTCGGCGCCGGTCATGAAGGCAGCCTGGATCTCGGTGCTGGTCTTCGCGGTGACCACATGGAGGCGCCCCTTGACATCCGACCCGGCCGGCAGCGGGTGACGGTCGCCGACGAGCATCTTCCAGGTGGACGCGGCCGGGTTGGAGATGAGCTTGAGGCCCAGGTTCTCGCGGCTGTCCGCCGAGCCGCCGCCGGTTGCCTTCGCTGACAGCCGCTGGCCGATGTAGACCAGGTTGACCGCGACGGCGCGGCCGGTGAACGCAACCCGGTCCAGCGCGATCACGGCCGGTGACATGCCCTTGCCGCCGATGGACCGCCAGTAGGACTTGAGTTCCGCCGCGGTCGCGTTCAGTTCTTCCAGGAGGGCGACGATCCTCGGGCCGGGGTTGGCGTGGACCTTGCCCTCAACGTCGGCGTGCAAGACGGCCAGGGCGTTGCGGCGGTCCACTTCGGCGGCCAGCCAGAGTGCCAGCTGGTGCACATCCTCGATCGTGCGGGCGTAGGCGACGTTGGGCAGGCCCGCCGCCCACTGGTGGCTCACGAGTTTGCGGTCCAGGACAACGGTGAGGGCGCCGTGATAGGCAAGCTGGGCGGCAGCGAGGCGGGCCGTGACACTTTTGCCATCCCCTGTGGGCATCGACAGGCCCAGGTGCGGGGAGTCGCTGTCGACGCTGACGATGAACGGGTCACTGGCGCCCTTGCGGGTCAGGCCCAGCACCATCTCGTGCTCGGCCGCTGCCTCCGCAGCGGCCAGGATCTCGGCCCAGGCGACGAAGCCGGGCATCGGCTCCGCCTTGGTGAACACGGCAACCGGACGGCGCCGCAGCGGCGACTGCGACCAGGCAATGCCGGGCGGCCCGGCGATCGCGATCCGCGGCACGGCGGCGAGGACAGCCTGGCTGACCTTCTCCTTGGCCTGGACGTCGAAGTCAGGCCCGAACTCAAGCCACACCTTGCTGTGGTCGCGTGCGACCTGGGCGTCGCGGGCAGGGATCCCGGCAGTGGCGAGGGACTGTTCCAGCGGCTGAACGTTGTCTTTGACGTGGGTCCAGTTCCGCACGGTCCAGGTGAAGTGCCATATCCCGGCGAGGATCGCCACGGCGGCGATGACAGCAAAGACGCGGAGGGTGGCAGTGCGGTGCGCTGCGAGACCCCATGCGGTCGCGAGGATGGCGATGGTGGCCAGATGGCGGGCCAGGGCACGCCGGGATGCGTCGGGGTGCTTCTTGCCGGTGCCCCGGCGGGCCGCGTCCCTGCCTGCGGGAGTGCGGGGCTGACCGTCAAGCGGGATACCGGCAATCCACCGTCCCGCCGCTGTCAGCTTGCCGTGCTTGCGGCTGTGCTCCGCAATCCGTGACACGACCGCAAGAACCACCACAACGCAGACGATGATGACCGCGAGCGTGACAATGCTGCTAGTGCTCATCCGTCCCTCCCGCGATGGCCTTGACGTGATGGAAGACCCATACGGCGCCCTGCTTCACGAGCCAGCCAGCCATGCACGCCGCAGCCAGGGCGGTGAGCATGACCGCGCGGGCCTTGTGGCGGCGCCACAGGCCGTCTGCCCGGCTCAGGTACTGGCTGGCTCGCTGCATGGGTAACTGGCTCCTTGCCGGTTCAGCGGCTACGGGCACGGGTGGGCTGGCGGATGGTCTCGTGAGGCAGCGGGTGCGCGGTCCTGGCAGGTGCCGGTGCGCTGCGCTCCTCCGGGGCGTGGCCGTTGGTGGCGGCCTTGCCGGGCTCGCTGCGGGTGACGTCCTTCTGGGCGCCATCGGGGCGCGGGTCGCGGCCACGGGGCATCGGGTGGTCCTCCTGGCCAGGCCGGGTCCGTGCGCTGAGACGCTGGCGCAGCGACGGACGCCCGGTGCGCTCCTTACGGGGCTTCTGGCCCTTCTCCCGGCGCTCCGCCCGCTGGTCCCGGTCCCGCTGCCTGAGGTCGGCTTTGGCCAGCGGGCGGTCAGTGAGCGGGGTGTAGCCGCGCCAGGGAGTGGCCGGGCCGGGTGCCTGGCGCTTCGGCGCCTTCGCTGGCTCAGCGCGGACGCCGAGGGTCTTGTGCATCCGCTTCGGCGTGACCTTGCGCACCGCAGCCTTAGCCACCGCCGCGCTCCGGACCCTGGCACCGCGCTGGCGGTGCAGGATCTTCTGGATCTCGCGGTGGGCCGCTACCCGCACTGAGTGGAACGGAGAGCGCAGCGCCTTGATCGCCTTCTGCAGCTTCAGCTTGTCGCGGACGCTGAGGGGGCGGTAACTGGATCCTTTTCCTGTAGCCACTGCGGGCTCCTTGCTTCAGACGGGATCTTGCTGCCATCGGAGACGGCAGGCGGGACGGGTACGGCGGGCATCGGGATGGCCTGGCGGTGCGGGGCCTCGATCGCGGGCTGCGGCTGCGGTGCGCAGGCCGGGAAATTCTCGGGGCCGAGAGGGGCGGCGCAGTAACCGCGGCGCTCCCACACGGGCGTGACGCGGGCGAACACCGGGCGGGTAGACCGGTGCAGCACCAGGGCCTCGAACTTGGCCAGCATGCGGATGCGCTCCGGCGGCACGGCGCGCTCCTGGCGTGGCTGCCTGGTTTTCCCGCCGCCGGGGTTCTTGACGTGATCCCAGGTGTCGCGTGGCCCGCACACCGCAGAGATGGCCTCAAGATCCTGGTGGTTCGTCTCCCCGCCGAAAATGACCTTCACTGTGGCGTTGGTGAAAATCGTCTGGCCGTCCTGGTCGCCCCAGCGTGACCGCAACTGCGAGAGTGCCTGGATAGACGCCATAACGGTGACGCCATGGCCGCCGGACTCACTCATCCACTTGTGCAGCGGCACCGGGCAGGTGATCGGCGCCTCGTCCAGGGCCAGGGTCAGCGGGCGGGGCAGGCGCGTGCGGGGGCTGGAGGACGCGACCCTCTTCGCGGTCTCAAACAGGTGCGCGGTGAACGTGGCGAAGTAGGGGGCCAGGGAACCGTGCGGCTTGTCGGCGCCGATCAGGTAGATCGTGCCGGTGCCATCGCGCACGAAGCGCTCAGCATCGAACTCCGTCCCCGGCGCGGGGCATGCAGCGGCGGCCATGGCCGGGTCGGACAGCCACGCCAGGGCGGTCATCACGCCCGTGGACGTGTAGCCGCCGTAGTTCTCGTCAGTGTTCATGCGCTCGGCCATCGCGGCGATCTCGTCGCCCCACCCGGGCGCCGCGTTAGCGTGCGTGGCCAGCACCCTGAGGGGGGTGGGGTCGGCGAGAACGGCAGCGGCCCAGCGGCGCACTTCCCAGATCGTCGCGCCGGGGATCAGGGCGGCCGCATGAAGCAGATACTGCAGGAAAGTCTTGGACTGGTGATCCCACCATGCGTCCTTGCCGGAGGAGTCCTTCGGCGCGGCGTTGATCAGGTATCCGGCGCGCTGCATCGCCACCGCCGGGTTCTCGCAGCCGCGTACAGGCGACCACGACAGGGTTGAGGGGATGCCGCCATCGCCGTCAGGGTTCAGCACCCAGATGGGCCCGTGGGCGCTGCGCGGGACGGCGGTATTGGCGTACAGGTCGGTGCGCGTCGAGGTGGCCAGTACCGCCCCGGGGGCATCAGAAATCCAGCAGCCCAGCAGCCCGGACTTCCCGGTCCGGGGCGGCGCTATGAGGATGTAGGTGTCTTCGGCGCTGCCAGCGAGCGTTCGGCCTTTCGCGTCGCCGATGACGACGTGTGATGTGTGGATGCCCGCGGTGCGGCGGCTGGCGGCGCGGGGTGACAAGTTGCCGCTGATCTCGCTGCGCGACGCTGTGCCCTGGTACTTGCGGCGCCTGCGCTCGGCCACCTTCCCGCCGGCGCGGCGCAAGCGCACAGCGTCGGTCACACCACGGACCCGCAGTACCGTGACCCCGCCAAGCGCTACCCAGCCGTAGGGGATGCCCGGGGCCATGTGGGCCGCCTCGGCGATGATCCCGGCGGTCAGGATGACGGCCGGTGGTGCGGTGCCCCTGATGGCCGAGCGCTTGGCCCTGCTGGCGCGGTCACGGACGGACCGCGGCAGGACGCTGCGCTTGGCCTTCGGGGCGGCGTTGGTCTTCACCGTGACCGCCCCTTGCTGCGGGGCGCCCGCCGATCGCGCACCCGGTCAGGCTGGCGGTCTTCATCTGTCTGCTCACGCCAGGCGAGGTAGGAGTCACGATGGAGTTCCAGGTCGCTGAGATCACGCACGCCGTGTACTTCCTTCAGGTAACTGGCACGCTGCTCCTCGCTGTAGCCGGCCTTGCGCAGGCGCATCATGGCCCGGTCTGGTGATCCGTGACGCCATTCGTCCCTGGCTGCACGCTCGGTGTCGTTCACTGGACGCCTCACCGGGTCCTCCCCCGCTGGACTGGCTCCCGGTCTTCCCACGGGTTGACGCGGGACTGCCTCAGGGCCTCTGCGGCACGGTCAGCCCTGCCGGGGCCCAGCACCTTGTCTGCGCGCTCGCGGGCGTCCACGGGCTGGCGCTGTGCGAGCGGGCAGTGCTCGTTGTGCTGCCTGGTGAGCCGCTCATTACGCTCCTGCGCCGACTCGCGCGGCTGTGCGGGAAGGGCCCGGTAGGCGTCGGGACCGTGCTCCCATGCGCCGGTGCCGGGAGTGAACGCACCCGACTTCCGCATCCGGGCGAACTGCTCGTCGCGGCGCCGGTAGATCTCGGCGTCATCGCGGCGGGGCCTGCCTGTGGCCGGGTTGATGCGGTCCCGGTAACCCGGCAGCGAGGAGCGGAGGCCGCGGGTGGCGCGCTCGGCCCAGAAGCCCTTGCCAGTCTCGGCGAACCGGCGGCGGCGCCAGTTGCCCACCTGGCCGGAGACGGTTCGCAGCGGACGCGTGGCCCGGTAGAGACCGTTCTGCAGGGGCACTGTGGCCTTGCGCGCGTACCAGGGAGCGTCGTGAGCGTAGTCAGACAGGCGGCTCATCGTGACCTCCCTCGCCGCTGCGCTCGCTCAATGGCGGCGTGCGCTTCGTTGGTCACGGAGTTACGGCGCACGGCGGAGCGGTCTCGGCCCACGTTGCGGGAGAAGTTCTCCATGAACTCGTGGAAGGCGACCCTGCTGCCGCGCGCCGGGTCATGCGGGATGTTCCAGATCTCGGCGAAGCGGTCGTACAGCCGCTCGACTTCGCCAGGCTTCCTCATGGCAATTCCTTCCGTGGCACCGGCACCGCGTCCGTGATGACGTAGGGCACCTGGATGGGTGGCTTGGTCTCGATGACCTGGACGGCGGGGGTGTTCATCGCGGCGAGGATGTGCCGCACGCTCGCCAGTTCGGCCTGCGTCAGCCCGGCCACTGCGGCACGCGCAGCAACGGGCGCGGCCAGCCGCGCGGGGCGGACGCCGCGGCGGAACACCAGCACCGTGCAGAAGCGGTGCAGGATCCAGACCTCAGCGACGACGACACCGCAGGCCAGCGCCAGGCCGATACCCAGCACGATGGCGTATGCCACCACCCACTGGGCAACGAAGTAGAGGACGAAGGCGGCAGCCGCCACGGGTGCGACCACCATCACGAACTCGGCCAGCACCTCCAGCGGGCCGCCGGTCTGGACGGTGACCCTGGCCGGGCGGGTGTACTCGTGGGTAGGCATCTAGGCCACCTCTTCCGTTCCGCAGCACTTGCCGCGCCGGGCGGCCTCGCACTCGGTGCACTCCAGGCGCCCGTCGCTGCGGACCCTGGTGTTCGCCGCGGAGCGCCAGTGCCCGTTGTCGCACAGCGGGGAGGGCGGCAGGGAGCCGTGACCGGAGCCCTCGAAGTCCACGCCCGCCCAGATCCCCCATCGCTGGTCTGTCGCCAGGGCGTACTCCAGGCACGGCGGCCGTGACGGGCACGCCTGGCAGACCTGCTTGGCTGCGTCGATGCCTGCCGGGTCCTCAGGGAACTGCCGGTCAGGGTCGGCGCCACACGGGAGGCCGGGGGCGTCCCGGACGGCGCGCAGGAAGACGGCAGCCGGGCTGGTCATGACGACTCCTCGCCGCGGACGTAGCGTCCGCCCTGGACCTGCCACCCGAAGGAGGCCAGCAGCGGATTGGGATGCGGTGTGCCGTCCTTGGCATCCTCCCGGCCCTGAAGGGGCCAGGATTCCCGGGCGCTCATGCCGCGCTCCGGGCGGTTCCCGCCGCCGCGAACTGCGCGGGCTTCTGCGGGCATAGAGCCGGGTGCCCCCCGGCGTGCGCAGGGATTTCGCCGCCAGTGGCGATGAGTCCCCGGGCAAGTACATTGCGCGCGGCATTTACATCGGCGTGGTCTTCGTGGCCGCACTCCTGGCACCGGAAGACCGCTTGGCTCTCGCGGTTCAGGGCGTTGGTGTGGCCGCAGATGTGGCACTGCTGCGAGGTGAATCTAGGGTTGACGAACAGGACCGTGACATCGGACGCCGCAGCCTTTTGCTCTAGCCGAGTGGCGAGGGTGCCCCAGCAGGAAGTCAGAATGCCCCGGCTCAGGCTGGCCTTGGCCCGGGCTCCGTTGCGAAGGAATGCGCTTGGCTGGCCAGGATCAGGCTTCGGCGCGGGCCTTCGGGTCATGCCCGCGATGTTCAGCTTCTCCAGCACGATCAGGTCGTTCTCACGGACCATGCGCGTGCTGACCTTCTCCGCCCAGTCCTTGCGCCGGTCGACAGTGCCCGCAGTGATGCGTGCCATGGCCAGCACGGTGCGCTTCCGTTTCGCTGAGCCCTTCTGCTGCCGGGCCCGCTTGCGAGCGAGGGTGCAATAGCGTGCGGCGTCCCGGTCACCGATCCTCGGGGCCCGGTAGTGCTGGCCGCCCGAGGTCACCAGTGCAGTACGAACGCTGCGGTCAATACCGATGCGGCTGCCCGAGGGCTCACGGACAACGGCAGGCTGCAACGCAGCGAATGACACGTGCCACCGCCCGGCCCGGTCCAGGGTGACCCGGTAAGACTTGGCCTCGGGGACCGAACGGGACCAGCGGAAACGTACCCAGCCAAGCTTGGGAATCTGAACTGCGCCCCAGTGCCGCGACTGGCGCTTGACGCGGTAGCCGCGCCCTAGGTCATGAACCCGGAATCCCTCATTGCGCCCGGCCTTGCGCCAGGTCGGGTGCCCATGCGTGCGACCGAAGAAGTTCTGCATCGCCTGAGCGAAATCCCTGAGCGCTTGGCCCTGGACTTCAGAACTGCCAGCGCGCAGCCAGTCGAATTCGCTACGGGCCTCGGTAAGTTGCCGCGACTGCTCTGCGTAGCCGGGTGCGTTCTTGCGCCCGGGCCGCCACCAGGACTGCTGCTCGACCGCCAGGTTCCAGACGAACCGGGCGTGGGCGCAGTGCTCGCGCAGGATCAACTCCTGGGCAGGCGTCGGGTAGAGCCGGTATCGGGTGCTCATGACCAGTCCCCGAACAGGCGGTCAAGGGCGCTGAACACGCCCTCGGCGCTTTCCTCATGCAGGACGCAAGCCTGCTGGCCTTCCGGCACAGGCTCGCCGCAGACCCGGCCGTGACCCATGGAGACCTGGCAGGTACGGGGACGGGGGTTAAGGAGGTCATCGATGGTGACGGTGCTCATGACGCACGCCCCTTCCTCGGTGCGAACGGGAAGACGTTGGACGCCGGCGAGATGGGCGTGATGCCGATGCCGGAGGGGAGTTTGGTGCGGCCCCGGCGGGCGGAAGCCGCAGCAGCCATAGCCTCGCCCGTGCTCTCGTCGAGCCGGAGGACGCTGCGCCGGAAGGCTTCCACCTGGCCGCTGAGGACGTCCATCTGGTCGCGGAGGGCAGCGAGCTCGGAGGCGCGGGCTGCACAAGACGGGCAGCAAGGGGAGGGAGCGGGAGTGGTCATGACGCCGCCTCGGCGTGCTCGTCGCAGGTGCGAATGCGGCGGGAGACCGAGTCAACCCAGCGGCCGAGGGGGCCGCCATCCACGCTCGCGGTCTCCTCGAAGACGATCACGCAGCCGCAGGAAGCGGTGAAGGGCTCTGGCTCGGGGAGGCGAACGCGCTTGGTGGTCATGCCGACACCTCACAAACGGTTAGCTCGAGGTCCGGGTCGGCCGCTACGGCGCTGAGCCGGTCGTCAAGGTCCGCGCGGCCGTAGCACGTGCGGAAGGCTGAGGAGCCGAGAGTCAGCGGGTTGATGCGCTGCCCGGTCTTGCTCGTGACCTCGACCATGTGGCTGACGTCGAGCACAGAACCGTGGACGTCGTGACGGCAAGCGGGGCACCAGAAGACAACTGGGCCACCGTCGAGCGGGATGCAGCAGGAAGGGCAGACGGTCTGGGCGGGAGTCATGACGCGATCTCCGTCTCCTGCAGTTCGCCGACAAGTTCGGGGAGCTCGGGGAGCGTCTTCTTGAGCGAGTCGTTCACGAGGCGCCAGACGTGGCCGCCGCGGATGGCGGCTGTCAGGCGCAGGCGCTTAGCGACGTCTGGCTCAAGCCAGGTGCCCAGCGGGACGGTGCCGTTTGCCACGCGCTCGCTCCCTTGCTATCTAGCGATCTCCAGTGCTGGATTGCTATACGCTCACTGTGCCACCATGCGCGTAAGGTTGTCAAGCGGGACATCCCTAAGCTGGTGAGGTACCGTGTCCGCTAAGCGCACGTAGCCGCACATGGTGCTAAAGGGGACGCATGAGCATCGGGCCGTCGTACCAGCTGGTGGCCGATGACATCTGCGCCCAGATCACCTCAGGCCGCCTGGCAGTAGGCAAGCCGATCCCGTCAACGCGCGAACTCATGGCCCAGTACAAGGTGTCCAGCACCGTCGCGCGCCATGCCGTGGAAGTCCTCAAGGACGCTGGCGTGCTCGACGGCCACCCCGGGAAAGGCGTCTACGTCAAGGCCCTCCCCAAGCAGGCCGCAGCGGAGCGGGCCGACGCGCAGGCGCTGGCAAAGGAAGTCGCCGAGTTCCGCGACGAGGTCGATGAGCGCTTCGCCGAGATCTACCGGCGGATGGGCTGGGATGAGCACAGCCAGGAAGGACAACACGATGAGCAGCGACACAACGGGCGTCGTCTCCCTGGCGCTGCGGGAGGCCTACAAGCCTGACTTCCGCTCCCTGGCATCCGGGCAGGTCCGCGCGACCAGGGAGAAACTCGGTTTAGACCATGAAGAGTTCGCCGCTCACCTGACAAGCATGCTGGGCTGGGCGGTGCAGCCTGGCGTCGTCGCCCGCTGGGAACGGGGCGAAGGCACGCCGCCCGGCGACGTGGTCAAGGCCGCAGAGGTGGCAGCACAGTCAGGACCGGACGACCCTGAGCCCAGTGGCGTCATGCCCTACGCCGACCGGGGCCTGATCTCCCGCCAGCAGTGGAACGGGATGATCGCCGGGTCGCAGGAGTTCTTGTGGCTGTACGGGATGGCCGAGCTCGGGTACGCCGAAGACGACGAGACCCCGGTCATCATCAGCGCGGCGGCAGAGGCCGGGTGCGAGGTGCGGGTGCTGCTGCTCGACCCCGCCTACCCGGGGATACCGGACATCGACGCGGCCGAAGGCAACCCGCCCGGGACGCTTGCGGCGAGGATCGGGGCCTCCCTGGCGCGGTTCTCGCGGATCCGGCAGGCCAGCGGCGGCCAGATGCAGCTGCGGGTCTACGGCACCCACCCGACCGTGAGCGTGGTGCGCGGCGATGACGAGATGCTGATCACCCACTACATGCGGTCGTTCGCCGGGTCCAACAGCCCGACGATCGGCGCGACGGCTTCGTCGGCGCCGCGGATGTTCGCGCGCTACGCTCGCCACTTCGCTGCGGCATGGGACGGCGCGAGGGAGGCGGCGTGACGCTCACTAGGGACCACGGTTGCGTTATGAGCATGCAGGACGCCGAGATCGCGGACACCGAAGTGCTGCTCGACGGGCCCAAGCGGTTCGTCCGCCAGGCCCTGGTGATGCCGGACGGGGAGAAACTCGACTGGTACTACCAGGACACCCCCGCCAGCGTGATGGTCGTCCCGGTACTGCCCGGCGGCCAGTTCGTGATGGTGTACCAGTACCGATGGAATTTGCGTCACTATGCGCTGGAGTTCCCGGCCGGTGAGGTCGCGCCAGGGGAGACGCTCGAGGTGGCGCTCAAGCGGGAGCTCGCCGAGGAGACCGGGTTCGCTCTCGGCGAGGGCGGGACGATGAAGCAGCTGGGCTCGTTCTACAGCCTGCCTTCCGAGACGAACAAGGTGACCCACGTTTTCCTGGCACGGCCCGTGGTATCGGCCGGGCCGGCCCGCAAGGACGACGAGATCGAGAAGTATTTCAACCTGACGGTGCATATCACAGCGCCAGGTCTGGCCATGGCACAGATCGGGAAGTCGGTTGCGGGGACCGAGACCATCACCGCGCTGATGCTGGCCAGGGACGCTATGGGGCGGGAGTAGCCTGCGGGCATGGACAGCGGCGATCACTTCGCAGACCCGCAGGAGGTGGCTCACGCCTGCGCCTGCACCATGGCCAAGGCGGTGGGCCAGCTGGCTGGCCCCGGCGACGGGGAGATCGTCGTCATCCTGCGGGCCAGCGTGGACATGGACGGGGCCTCTGAGAGCGATCTGTTCTACTCATGGGACTGGTTCTGGCGGCCGAAGACGGAGAAGGCCGCAGGTGGCAAGGGGCTAGCCTGAAAGTGGCCGGGACCATCTCGGTGCTGCAGCTGGCGCGGGATGCGCTGGGGCGCGAGTAGCCTGCCTGAGCATGAGCGATACGGCCGAGCACGTCAGGGGGTTCATCTGCCGCTGCGGCGACGAGAACGCCAGCGCGGACGCCCTGATGGCCGAAGTCCGCGCCCGGCTCGCCGAGGGCAGCGTGCACCAGATCCCGCAGCCGGTCACCGACACCAACTTCATCACCCGCGTGGTCTGCTCGCTGGAATGGGACTACGGCGCCTATATCACCGGCATCCTTAACGACCAGTGGTCTGCCGTGACCGCGCAGGACCGCGGCGGGCTGAGCGTGCTCATTGAGTGCGACGACGTGGAAGACGGCTTCGCAGCCGTGTGGAAAGCGTTCGCTGACCGGAAGCCGGACATCCCTGCTCGCTGACTCCGCCCCTGGACCTCGCGCCCCTCGCGGGTGACAATCCGGATGTGCACCATCCCTTCTGGGTTGTCCTGCTCATCGGCGGATCCACCTTTGGGTGGATTTTCAAGCGGATGAAGTATGCCTGGGAAGACCACATCGGCGCGAAGATCCGGTTAAAGAACGCCAAGCGGGAACGGCGGAGGGCTGCGTTATGGGCCCTGGCGTTCGGGGTGGCGGGGCTGCTGATCCTTCACGTGCTGCTCTGACCTGGCGCCGTCCAGTTGCCCGGCAACAGCATCAGCGAGGACAGCCTGCCGTGTGGGCACCCGCCTGCCGGCGATGTAGTACCAGGGCCGGAGCTTCAGCCAGCGTGAGGGAAGCCGGTCCGGGCGCACCTAGGCCGTGGGCAGCGCGGCCGGGTGCGGGACGTAGCCGAGATGCTCCTGGCACTGGCAGCCGTCGGCCGGGCCCCATGACGGGCACAGGTTCCCGTAGTCGCCGTAGTGGCCGCAGGGCATGTTCATCGGGCGCGTGATGCCGCAGCCGCAGCGGTCGTCGTGGAACGCCTCGGCGCGCTTGCCGCAGGTGGCGCAGGCGAGGAACGGGTTCGCTGGCGTGATCACCAGATGGGTGTGCGTATGGGTCAGGGTGGTCACGGTCATAGGCCAATTCTGCCATCACACGCAGCCGCCGGGCTGATGCACACGGTGTTGCCGTGGGCGTGGCTCGCGGCGGTTTTGAAACTCGCCGCGCCGCCGCGAGCTAGCGAGCGGCGGAGACGTTAACTTCCTCCGTTAGGTACGTCGTTGGTTACTACGTTGGGCGGAACTGACTACCGGGTGCTGGCGGTAACCACTTCCGCGACGTACCGGTAATGACTTCCGGGTGCTGGCGGTAGTGAGTTCCGGTACCGGTAATGAGTTCCGCTAGCACGCTGGCTACCACTCGTCATGGCGGGCCTTCTTAAACAGGTCCCAGGCGCCGTCTCCGCCCCACCGGCCGTTCGCCGCTTCCCACATGCTCAGGCAGCTGCGGTCCTTCCTCGGCGGCGGGCAGAACGTGGCGGCAGGGAGCCGCCAGCGCACCTGCCGGTTGCCGGTCTCGGGACTGATGACGGGGTGGCCATCCTTGCCCAGCAGGAAGGTGTTGCATGGCTGCGGGTTGAACTTCTTCTGGCACTGCTGGCAGGTGAACCTGCCACCGTGGGGGCCGAGGATCGGGAAGCCGCGCCAGTGGTCGGGTATTACGAGTTCGTACAGGTCCGCCGTCCGGTGATCACCGGTCCAGGCGCTCGGGAGGCCGCGGACCGCCATGCCTGCACCGCGCATGAAGTGCCACGCCTCGCGGACTGTCTTCTCGCTGAGCCCTGTCTGCCGCGCCAGCCGCTCGTTGCCCGGGTAGATCTCCTCACCGTCAGCCACGCCGTACTGCGCGGCCTGGTAAGCGACAAGCTTGATCGACGGCTCGACTAAGAGCGCGCCGACCAGGACGTTCCAGCGCGCGACGAAAAGCCTGTCCTCGTCATCTGGCGTGATCATGGTGCTCCGTGGACAACAGAGTTGACACGGCTTACCATCAAGGTGCTCCTTGACTTAGCGGGGCAGCGTGGGGCCGGGAATCGTTAGCCAGCGATCCGGCCCTGCTGCATGTCTGGGCAATTACTTGGCCTTGCGGTCCCGGATCCTCTTGATGTACTCGTCGGTCCAGTGGGCATACCTGCCGATGCGCCCCGGGGAGCGCCCGGCGTCCAGTGCCTCGTAGATCGCGGCCATCAGATCGGCGCGGCCAGTGTCCATCCGCTTGCGTGCCCGTTCGATGCGCCTGTCCAGGTCATCGGGCTCCATGTCGTCGGTCATGGCCAACACTGTATCAAACTTGGTTGCGACAGTGTTGGGATAGTGCTACGTTGATTTCATGACCGAGACACTTGCCGAAGTCCACGCCTGGGCATTACAGGCCGCCCTCGCCGAGTTCTGGCAGAACCCGCAGGCGAACCGGATCACGAGCCGGGTGCCGGGCCGGATCGCGGGCAGCGATCATGACCAGCTAGTCCCTGAGGGCGTCAGCAATCCTTACTGGGAACTCGTCCGCCAGATGCCCTCGGACACCATTGGCGACCCGTGGCGCAAGATCCCCGGCCCGGACCCCTACTTTGGCGCGCTGGACGGCCGCTGCCTCGTGGACCGTCACTCGCTGTGCGGCATGTACTCCTGGGCGATCCCCTCGCCGGGCGACATCGCGTGGATCTCTGAGCGCCTGGACGGGAAGGGCATCGTTGAGCCGGGCGCGGGCAGTGGCTACTGGGCGTGGCAGCTCGTGCAGGCCGGCGTTGACATCGTGGCTTATGAGCCGGTCGCCCCGGAGGACAACAAGTTCGTGACCGGCCCTCAGTGGCATCCGGTCCTGCCCGACGACCACGGCGTGACTGCGCAGCACCCGGACCGCTCCCTGCTGCTGTGCTGGCCGTCCTACAGCGAGCCATGGGCCGCATGGTCACTGGCCGCCTACAAGGGGGACCAGCTTTTCTACATCGGTGAGGGACCGGGTGGCTGCTGCGCCGATGAGGAGTTCTTCAGCCTGCTTGACGCCGAGTGGGAGGAAGCCGGGGACTGCCCGGCGCATGTCAGCTACTCCTGCATTCACTGCTACCTGACCGAGTACCGCCGAAAGTCAGCAGGCCAGTGAACGCCATCCTCCGTGAAGCCCTGTCGGACCTGCGCGAGAAGATCGAGAAGGAGAGCAAGCCATGAGCACCATCACCCGCAAGCCGTCCAAGCCCTGGCGCGTCGAGGGCAACACATCCCCCGTTGACTGCACCAGCAAGGCCGATGCCTATGAGGTCGTCTCGGCGCTGGCCAAGGCTGGCGTCAGGACCGTCGTGCATCAGTGGATAAGCGGCTGCTGGGTGCTGTACGAGATCGCCGAGCCCGGCCTGACCGCCAAGACCTCCCGGTACCCAGACACCAAGGAGAACGACGATGCCACTTCCGGTCGCTAGCAGCGACGGCCTCACCATCCCCGCCGGGGACTTCAACGACGACGGCCTGGCCGTGATCATCCTTCAGGGGGGCCGCTACGGCGGTGACTGGACCGTTCACGCCATGATCGACGGCGACAGTCTCGGCGAGTTCAGCACCGAAGTGGACGCCCGGCGCAAGGCCGAACTGCAAACTGATCCCGGCTACCCGGACCGCGCCATCGAGACCGCATTCATCTGGCTCATGGGTGAGGCGAAGCGGCAGGGCATGCGCGTGGTCTTCTTCGAGTGCCTGAACAGCCGCTACGACGCGGAAAGCCGTCCGTACTTCTGCGCCGCGCAGGCACTGGTCGCCAGTGCGGCATTCACCCCGGAGGCCGGTGTCACTTACGCCGACGAGATGACCCTTGACGCGGTCATGGGCTACGCCACGGCCCCCGCTGACACCGGGTCCACATCCTCTCCGGGATAGCCCGTACCACCATCGGCGAGATACTGAAGAAGGCGAGCGAGCAGCAATGAAGATCACCGTCACGACAACGCCAGCCGAACTGATGGACCGCGGCTGCTGGGATGCCGCCTGCGCAATGCTCGGCTTCAGCCCGCTGATCGTCAGCGAAGGCCAGATGGGCTCCGACTGCTCCATGATCCTTTCCGAGGCGCAAGCATGGAGGCTCGGGCTCATGCCATTCCGGCCCGGCCTAGAAGCTGAGCTTGAGGTCAACCACCTCGACGGCGATCCGACGAACAACGACCCCGGCAACCTTGAGCTACGGGAACGGGAGCAGTCATGAGCACCGACGACAAGATCACGGTCCCGGTAATCCAAGTCGTGATGCTGGCCGTCGCAGCCCTCAACGGCCGCAAACTCGACTACGTGCCAGACGCCATCTGGCGTGAACTGCCGGACGCCTGGAAGGGCGAGCTCAACCGCATCCGCACAGCCAGCGCCCGGGAGCCCTTGCTGACCACCCACGGCGGCAAGGTCGTTGACGCACGCGAGAACTACGCCCCCAGCAATCTGAGGTGGCAGGACCGCAGCGACCCGGAAGAGAGCAAGCGATGAGCCCCAAGGTCGACAGCCAGACTCCCGCATGGGTCCTGGACATCGTCACCGAGCAGATCGGCCGCGGTGAGCAGATGCTCATAGACCACATGCTGGAGACCGGCGAGGACGTCTCCGACACCGCGCTGTGGATTCACCGCCGGAGCCAGTTCCTGAGCCTTCTGGCTCAGCGGGCGATGGCACCGCGATGACCCAGGACCAGGAGAGCGCCGAGGAGAAGAGATGAGCGAGCCTGAAGCAGCCGCGAACGAGCCGACCGAGGCTCCCCAGGGCGCCCGGTGCCCTTCAACCTCGAGGGCAGGGCGCTACCGCTACCCGGCCGGCGTGCAGTACGTCGGCGTGCAGTGCAAGTTCACCGAAGGCCACGAAGGTGATCACGCGGCAGACGGGGAGAATAGCCGCGGCGATGTGTTCTGGTCGCAGGACTCTGCCCCGGAGGCGCGGGAGTGGGCCCCGACCGCCCGCGAACAGGTAGACCGTGCCATGCCCCGTTCGGCCGAATGAAACTTGCAATGCTTAATTCATCGCGAATTGCAATTGCGAAATACTACCTAAAGGCCATAGGCATTTCCTCCCGCACGGGCAATACTGCATTGCGGCGGCACAACTCCCGGGAGGAACAACAATGCGCAAACTCCGGGCCATAGCCGCCCCTGTCCTTGCTGCCGGTTTTCTTGCCGGTGCTCTCGCCACCGTCGTGCCAGCCATCACATCGGCTCCGGCTGCGGTCGCGGCCGTCGCCGCGCCTGCGGTACACCTGCACTCATGAAGAGCCTCGCCAACGGGGACGGCCCTGGCGTCGTCCACGCCCTGGGCGCCAGCAGCCCCGGCACGCCCTACGGTCTGACGCTGACCGGCGTGACCCTCAACCAGCTGCCCGAGATCTGGGCAGGAGCGACTTCGCGCGGCTCGTTGTGAAGCCGCCCCAGGCAGATCCGGTGACCGTCCAGGAGCACCTGGTGCTGCTTGCCTTCCTGCGTGACCACGAGTACCAGGATGGTGCCCGGCACCGCCCCTGACCCCCAGACCGGTGGCAAGCGGCGCCCAGGTCATCGCTGCCCGCGACCTGGGCGCCGTCCTGTCCCAGAGGCTTGACAACGGTCACCAGCACGTCACGCTGAAGGTGCGTGCTCCGTCCGTAGTCCGGCAGGGCAGGTAGGTGAGCCGGGAGCGGTTGACCTCCGATGCACCAAAACGACCGCTCCCGGGCTGCAGCGCTAGGCTGACCCCCATGACCGCTGACGTGCTGGTTCCCCCCGCCTGCCCGGACCTGCGCGCCGCTCCCCTGGCGCAGCTGCCAGCCCTGGTCGCGGCCCTGGCTCCCGTGCTCGAGCGGCTGATGCCGGAAGTGCCGGTTGCCACGATCGTGCCGGTGGCGGCCTTCCAGTCGGCTATCTGACACTTGTCCTGTTATGCGTAGCGGCGTGACCTGGCGCCGTGGCCGCATCGACCCGCCGTTCTGGTGGCGTCCCTGGATCACGCCATGGAGCGCGTGGCTGGACTGGTGGACGCGGCCGAGGCCGGTCACGGCCAAGGACTTGCGCAAGACAGGTCCACCCTGACCGGCCAGTACAAGACGCGCTAATCGCCCCCGCATAAAAGGCCCAATGGTCTACCGCAAAACCGGCGCATGGGATTTCGCCCCCGCACAGTAGCGAATCGCTTTCAATCCGCGACATCCCGGCGTACTCTCCCAAGCGGGCCATTGCTCGCGGCAAAGCAATCGCCAAGGGGAGGAACCGCAGCGCCATGACTGATCCGCTGCCAGGCGCGTCAATAGGCGCCCCGCACGAACTGATCTCCTTATACGAGGACTACGGCACCCGGTGGCAAATCTCACCAGTCTGCGACGGGGACAGCGGCTACCACCTCGAGGCACGGCCCCGGCCGCCCGTCGAGGACTTCGAGCCCGTCACCGCGGACACCCCAGCGGAGATGCGGGAACTGCTCACCGCCCGTGAAGCCCGCCCGGCCAGCGACGAGGGCGCACGGGTCCGCGCCGACATCGCCCGCCAGCTGGCCCGCGACTTCCCCGGCTGGGACGTCGGCTGTGACCCGGCCGGGTGGGTGGCCCGCAGAGGGCACCGGGCACTGTGGGCCGGGTCCGCGGTAGCACTCGGGGCGAAGATCGCGGCAGAGAGCGGCCAGTACACCCGGCCCCGGTTACGGGAGCCATAGTGCCGGGCTGGTTCTGGCCGTTCATCGGCATCTCCGCCGTGGTCTTCGCGATGGGCGTGGCCGTGGCCAGCATGCGCAGCAAGGGCCGTCACGCGGGCGGGGAGCAGTACCAGGACCAGCCGGGCTGGTGGACGGACTGGGATCCCTAGAGCGGGCATGGCAGCCCTGCCTCGTCCTGGCCGCCGTCACGGTCAGGGCCTCCCGGGGCGCGGCTGCCATGCCTTCCACGTCCCGGTGGCGGGTGGCGTATGGATGCGCACATGACACTTGTCCGCTGAGCGGGAAGTCGACTGGGAGACATCCGCCACCGGGACTACGATGCCACGACCAGTCCAAGGGGGGACCGTGACCGAGATCGATGACGACCTGCTGGCCGCGCTGATGCGCCGGGCCGACCCGGTTGCCGCTGCTCTCGCCGAGGAGTTCGGCCTGGAGGCGTGCGACGGTGGCTACCGGGTCAAGGACACCGGCACGCACTGGGTTGATGTGACGCGCCAGATCTACAACTGGCGGATCTGCCGCATCCCCAGGAACTCGCCGATGACATGGGACCGGGGCTGGTGCTATGCAGGGACCGGCCCGGCATCGTTCACGGCGGCTGTCCTCGCTGCGATGGCGTGGGACGGTGCCGACGGCAGCGAGCCTGCCGGGTGGAACAAGAACATCCAGACCGGTGAGTGGCGACCGCCAGCGAGTTAGTCTGCCGCAGCGGTGGCCGGGCGCGCGCGGTTGTCCGGTCGCCGCTGCAGCTCAAAGACGCACCGAGGGAAAGGGGCTACGCATGACCGAGCACACGACGGCCAAACTGGCGAAGGCACTCAGTGGCATCCCCGGAGTACCGCGCGAGATGATCCAGCGGGCCGTGGACGGCTACTACCACGATTACCTCTCGCCGCTGGCCCTCCCGGAGGTTCAGCTGGTGAGCGACCTGCGGGATCTCGCCTCACGGCCAGCGACACCACGTGACTCCCGGCCGCTGCTGAAAGCGCTCGCGCAGGCTGTCATCGACGGCGAGCACGACGCGACCAAGGAAGAGTCCGACGCCTGGGCCGCGTCTCCAGATGGCCAGGAGACGTTCCGCCAGTTGCGCGATGACGTCACCTTCGGCGGCATGGTCCGCGACATGGACCGCTAGCCTTGCGGCCATGATGAACCCGACCTATCACTTCACCCGGATGCGGGAACTGCTAGAAGAGTTCGAGCCCTCCCGCGAGCGCTCGCTGGCTGCCACGAAGCTCGACGAGTGCGAGATGTGGCTGGACCGCTGCAGCCCCACGGAAGAGGCGCGCAACCGCGACATGGCCGCTCCTGCGCCCCGGGCCTGAGTGCGCCTGGGCCAGCCTTATCCCCGGTGCCTGAGCGGCCCCGTCAGTCTCACGTCTGGCGGGGCGCTCCGCTGTCCGGGGGCCAGCGCGAGCGAATCACTAGACTGGATTCGTGACTCCGAGCGAGACCGAAGCGCAGAACGCCATCAACGCCGCTGGTGCGGCATCGTCGGCTGAGTACCTGCGGCGCCTGAAGGCAATGCCGCGCTGGCGTCAGTGGCTCGTGGGCAAACTCGCCCCGCGCTGGCCCTTCACGGTCGCCCAGGCCCCGCCCGGCGTGATTGAACTGACCAAGCCTCTTGACGTGCCGCCCGGCGTCATCCTCACAGGGACCGTCGCTGACTCTGCCGAGATGGCCGCCTACCAGGAAGCGTCGAACGAACTGCACTACCTGACGGGAGACTGACCCAGCGCGGGCGGCCACTCAGCCATCCGGAGGGCTGGCCACGAAAGTCCCCCAGCCGGGCCTCATCACGGCAAGCCGCTCGTCGACCAGCACCTTGAGCGCCTTCCTGGCTGTCAGCGCAGCCACTCCAGTCTCCTGCACAATCCGCTCCGCTGACGGCAGCCGGGACCGCGGCGGGTAGGTGCCGTCGCGGATGCCCTCGCGCAGCTGGGCCGCGATCTGCTGGTAGGGCGGCACGTCGCTGTCCCGGTCGACCTCCATGATCGCAACCGTACGCGGGCACTGTGGACGGGTCTGGACCGTATTGCACCATGGCGGAATATGGTCCGCTAGGGCTAGGATTGCCGCATGGCAGGCCCCGACCCCGCCAGCCCCGTGCCGGCAGCCACACTCCGCGGCGACTGGTTCACCCGGGGCTGGACAGTGAGCAGCGACGGCACGCAAGCCACAGCCCCGGACGGCACACGCGTGACCGCCAGCTCCCCGGCAGTCCTGAGAGTGTTCATCCACGCCGCGTGGTGGGACCGGCAGGTCGGGGAAGTTGTGAGTTCAAGAACTTAAGAACCCGCTGACGACCAGGTTGCCGCCACATGGCAGGAACTACGGAAATCTTTGCCAATAGCCCCACCAGGGCCATACCTTAGATGCCCAAAGGTCTGAGCCGCCAGAGGTCAGACATCCGGCACCTCCGGCGGCCACCAATGACGCCGCGGCGGCGGGCGGTGAACTGACGGCCTGGCCGGCACGCACTCCCGGCAAGGAGGGCAACGGCCGGGACGACCACCCCCGCCGCCACGGCCCTCGCATCTTCCCGGCGATCTTCCTGCGGCGACGTCTCAAGGTGTGTCACCCTTGACTCTGCGTGATGCGCCGGTTACCTGGCGTTGCCCTCCTTGCCGACACACCAGCCGCCGCCCTCCGGATACGGGGCGGGGCTGCGTGTGGCTGGCGTGGTCTACGTGACGGGGGCATGGCGGTGCGACTCAGGGCGGCATGGGCCGCAGCAGGAGCGTTGTGGGCGGCACAGCTCGCCGAGGGCGTGCTTGCGCCGGGCCTGCTCAATGCCGAACTGGGCCTGCTGCTTGACAGCCTCACGATCGTCGTGACCGTGACCCTCGTCGGCTGGCACCTGCTCGACAGGTGCGGCCTGCGGCCAGCCGTGACACGCGCTGAGTATGAAGCCAACCGGGACGACATCGAGATGTTCAAGCGTAACTTCAGCCGGGCCAGGCAGGGTATCAAGGAGGCCACCGGGCCCGCAGGCCAGCCACTGCGGTGCGTCCGCGATGATGAGGCGGCCGGCTAAGCGCCCTTGGCCTCCTCCGTCTGGTCCTCTCCGGCGCGTATCTCGGCGATCCGCTCACGGGCCCAGTCCACGATGCCCAGCCTGAGGTCGTAGTCCATGGCCTCGTCTTGCAGGATGTCCCTGAAGCTGGCCGGGTCGCCCGGCAGCAAGCCGGGGAGGTCCGGCTCCTCGCGGCGCTCGATCTCCCGCAGGATCTCGGCCGCGTCTGACCTCCCGGCTTCGTCAAGGCGGCCCGGGGTGACGCCGACCGCGTGAGCCATGTGGGCGAGGGTCACCGCCCTGGCCACGACGGGCTCGTAGGTGCCCTGGCGGGACTCGTAGCCGCTCTCGATCTGCGACCAGCGCGCCTTGCTGACGCCCGCCTCCCGCGCCGCGTCGGCGGTCCTGGTGTGCGCCGCCTCCCGGGCCAGCCTGATGAGAACGGCTTCGGGGGGCGGTTGCGGTTTGCTCATGCGCTGCCTCAGTCCGTAGGTCACCCGCTGAACTGTACTGAACATATCGCACTGGACAAGCCACGCCGCACTTGCTAAACAATCTTGCAAATTCTGAACGGACTAGCTTGCCAACCCTGTTCAGTTCAGTCTAGTCTGTTCATCATGACCGATGGAACACAATCAGTCAATCCGGGACCAGGCGGAGCAATCGCCCAGCACCCGGAACGGCTCAAGTGGCGGCGCACCGCCAGGGGGCTCGGCCTCAATGAAGCCGCCCGCCGGGCCGAGGTATCCAAGGCCCACCTGTCCATGCTTGAGCGCGGCATCCACGGCGCTTCGCCAGCCGTCCTGCGGCGTCTCGCGAAGCTCTACAAGTGCAAGATCGCTGACCTCATGCCTGATGACCCTGGCAAGCGTGCGGCATGACACTCACCGAGGCCCGCGAGCGCATCGGCGAAGAGGTCATCTACCGGGCGCATGGCGCCATCGCCGAGGACGGCACGATCTCCAGCGTCGGCGAGCGCTTCGTCTTCGTACGCTACGCCGGGGACCGGCACTCCAAGGCCACCGATCCGGCAGCACTCACCCTGCTGGCAGGTGCCGCATGAGCACCCTCGCAGCGTCCGAGCCCATGGACTACATCTGCCTCGACTGCAAGGGCCACTTCCAGTCCTTCAGCATCTCGCCCGATACCTGCCCGCTGTGCGGTGCAGATTTCCGCGAGCGCGATTGCGCCGACGACGACCTGGACGTGACATGACCGCCAAGCAGGTCCGGAACGACGCAGAGATACGCCTTGGCGGAGCCGACGCGGCGAAGCTCTGGCGGATGACGAGCAGCAACGCACGCGGTCTCATCGGCCCGCTCGTGACGACGCTCACCTACCTGGACGAACAGGACAGCAGCAAGGAGACCGACGCGGCCTAGACATGCCACGGGCCCGCGTCAGCAGCGCGGGCCCGGCACGGCGAAACCGAGAACAGATTACCAGAAAGAGGCGAAACCAAGTGAACGACCCGATCATGACCCATCCTCCGGGCGCGGAACTCACCGCCCCCGGCATGGGCGCTCACATCCCGTTCAACTGCACTCCGCATGCGGGCGACGCCTGTCTCTGCAACGGCGTTCCGTCCGTCGTCCTCGTCATCGGCGAGATCTGCGGCCGGGACATCGCCCTGGTCATCACTGACCCGTCCGTCCTCGCTGAGCTTGAGTACGCGGCCCGGCTGGCGAACGCCCGGCTGGCGATGTGGGGTCAGGACCACAAGGAGGCTGCCGCATGAGCGTCAGCGCCACCCTCACCGACGATCCGTCCGGCGTGAAACTGACCGTCTACCGCGGCCCTGCTCTCCCTGGCGGCAGCATGCGCACCCGCTACAAGCTCACCAAGACCGACGGCTCGGAGATCGATCTCGGCATCACCGAGTGGCTTGGGGTGGTCCACCTGGCCGAGCGCTGGGGTGAGGTCTCATGACCGGCCCCGAGCACTACCGCGAGGCCGAAGCGACGCTTAAGCACGCTGAGACCTGCGGCTTCCCCCTGGCGCAGCAGACGATCATCTACCGCTGCGCCCAGGTCCACGCCACTCTCGCTCTCGCTGCCGCTACGGCCATGAACTTCCCTGTCGGCGACGGCATGACCCAGGCAGAGCGGACGGCATGGCGCGAGGCGGCGGGGACGCGGGCCAAGGCAGGTGTCTTCAATGCCTGAGGCCACTACCTTCCGCATCTCCACGTACCGCAAACTCGCCAAGGGCGAGCTCGGGCTCACACAGGCGGCCAGCAACCGCGTGGCCGCAAGCGAAGCGCTCGCTTGGGTGCTGAACGAACTGCCCGATGATGCCTGGACCGTCACCCATGACGACTCCGGCGACGTCGCCACCATCGTCATTGACTGGTCGCAGGTTCCGGATTCGATCCGCCACCCGAAGATCACTGCGGGGCGGCGATGACCGTCACCCTCGCCCCGGCCGTCCTCACTGACGCCCAGCGGGTCCTGCTCGCCGAGGCCATCGAAGACGCCGTTACGTACCGCCTGCCAGACGGTGACTGCGCCGCCTGCCAGACCGCGCCGGACCGGACTTGCGGTGAGCACGTCGCTGACCTTGATAAGGCCGTTGCCTACCGCGTCCTCGCTGAGAACCTGCGTCTGGGGGCGGCGCTGTGACCGAAACCAAACGCTGCTCAACTTGCGGCAAGACGAAGGCCGCCGATGAGTTCGGCTGGACGAGCAAGGCAAAGCGCGGGCGCCTGAGCCAGTGCCGCCGTTGCGCTGCCGACGCCGCCCTCAAGCGCTACCACGAGAACCGTGACGCATGTATCGCCCGGATGCGCAAGTACAAGGCGGAAAACAAGGACCGCCTGCGCGAGCAGGCTGCTGAATACCGGGCCAGGAATCGCGCCCAGCGCCTTGAGCAAGGCCGTCAGCGCTACGCCGAGAATCGAGAGCAGTACGCAGAACGCTGGGCGCGGTATTACGCGGAGAACCGTGAGCGACTCCTGGAGCGCCATCGCGAATGGGTCGCGGAGAACAAGGAGCAGCAGGCCGAGTACGGGCACCGGTACTTCCGGGAACTCAAGGGTGCCGTGCTGGCGCACTACGGCGATCCCTGCGCATGCTGCGGCGGCACTGACCGGCTGAGCATCGACCACGTTAACGGAGACGGGGCCCAGCATCGTGCGGCTGACGGCCTGGGCAGCAGCGATGCCATGTACCGCTGGCTGATCAGCAACAACTTCCCGGAGGGCTTTCAGACCCTCTGCTCACGCTGCAACTCAAGCAAGAGCCGCGGCGACCAGTGCCGTCTTGACCATTCACCCGCAGCCTCCGCGCGGCTGCCCCAGCCCGCAGGGAGCCCGTCATGACCGCCCCCGCAATCAAGCCACACGACAGAACCGGGAACGTGATCTTGCAGCCGAAGGAGCCCGCGGACGTGACCGAGGAGACGCCCGAGCAGTCCTGGCCCAAGCCACGCGGCGCCCACTTCTCCTTCACCGCCGCGATCCTCGTCGACCATCCGCACCTCGCAGACATTTTCCGCGCCAACCAGGTCCGGCCGCCGACACCGGACGAGGCCGCGATGTACGAGCAGCGGCTCAGCGACCCCAAGTGGGCGTGGTTGCTAGCCCTGGTTGGCGAGACTCACCCGCTGCGGCCCACGGCTGGTCCTGAGCCCGGGCCGATCGTGATCACACGCGAGGAACTGACCCAGGTCTGGGACGAACAGCACCCGGCCGAGCCCGCTCCCGTCGCTGCCGATCCTGAGCCCGCAGGTGACCCAGCCGAGGCAGGCGAGGACGTCTCCCCGCAGCCGGAAGCCGCTGAGCCAGCACCTGACGCCACGCAGGTACTCAACCCGGGCGAGGCCATGACGGCGCTCCTGCCGCCCGTGGAGGCACCCACAGCGATGCTGCCGGTCGCGACAGACGAGGACGGGGGCGAGTCATGAGCACCGCCAGCAGTCAGCAGATGCTCAACATCCTTGCCGATGTCTCAATCGGTCTCGCCATTACGTCGGTGTGCCTGTTCCTGGTCGTCGCGCTCTGCGCGCTGGCCAAGGGCTACCGCCTGACGGTGTCGCCGCCAGCGCAGCCGAAGCAGGCGCAGCCCAAGCCCACCGTCCCGCCCGGCATGACGACGCCGGCCCAGCTGGACCGTGACCACGTGGTGAAGCCGGGCGGGGTGAAGTTCTGATGACGCTCGCAACCCTGCCGAACACCCGCCCCGTCTTCGTCCAGCGCCTGGACCCAGACCGCAGGGCCATTCTCCTGGCCTGGCTCGCAGCCGAAACCCTCGAGTACCCCGAGCGGCTTCCGCAGGCCGCCCAGCGCGTCCTGCTGGCCGCGTGGGCCGCCGAGACGCTCCAGGGCGTGGTGCTGCAGGAGGCATGGCTGGAGTACCTGTCAGCGGTCCGGCTGGAAGAGGACGTGGACTCCGGGCTCGTTTCGTGGCAGCAGGTCGAGCCTGAGCTGATCTGCCCGGAACCGGCCGAGGTCGTGCGCGAGATGGCGCATGCCGATGCAGCAGCAGCGCTGAGGATTCTCGTCCTCGGCGACACCAACGGGGGGACTGACTGACATGGAAGAGGCAGAGATCGTGACGGGGGAACTGGTGCCGGTGTCTCCAGCGGCCACGCTGGAGGAGTATCGGCCGCGGATCGTGATGGCGCCCGAAGAGGCCAAGGCGCTCGACGGCCAGCTGCGCAGCAACATGCGCGCGGTCCTGCACGAGGGCAGCGACTACGGCCAGATTCCCGGTGCCGGGGACAAGCCGGTCCTGCTGAAGCCGGGGGCGGAGAAGCTGCTCCAGTGGTTCGGGTTCGGACACGCCATGGAGCGCGCCGAGATCGACACCGACGCGGACGGCGGGCGGCTGGGGGTCACCTACCGCTGCACCGTCACCAAGGGCCTGCCCGATGGCCGCGTGGTCACCGTGGCCATGTGCGAGGGCTACGCGGGCTACGACGAGGACCGGTTCTTCACCAGCAAGGAGCGCTCCGAGGAGAAGGAACGCGCCAACGCCGAGCGCTACCGGCGCGCGGTCAACCCGTCGAAGTGCATGGAGTACCGGGCCCCGTGGAACACGGTCATCAAGATGGCGCAGAAGCGCGCCATGGTCGGTGCCGCGCTCCAGGCCACCAGCGCATCCAGCCTGTTCACGCAGGACATGGAAGACATGGCCAGCGGAGATGCCCAGCCTGCCGCGCTCGCCGCCGCGGGCCGGGCCGTCGTGGGCGGTCTCCCGCAGGCTGCCAGGACCGCGCTGGACACCTGGTACCAGGGCCAGGGCTGGCCGGGGCCGGACACATGGACCGCCGAGCAGTGGTGCGCCGCCCTAGTGCAGGCCGGGAAGCTGAGCGCCACTGATGCGCCAACCCAGCCGCAGCCGCCAGCAGGCAACGGGAACGCCCATGCTCCGGCGGCCGACGAGAGCGTCATCGCCGAGTGGGGCGCCCGCATCGACGAGATCACCTGCCAGGACGACGCCAGCAAGGTGATTGCTGAACTGACCGAGATCCTGAAGAAGCGCCGCATGGACCCGGCGACCGCGACCGCGATCCGCAAGGCAGTCAACCTCAAGGCCGCACAGGTCAACGGCCGGGAGCCGGCAGGTGCCCGGTGACGTTCCTCGAAGACGTCGTCAAGCAGGTCCGCGACTACGACGCCTCGCGGCCCCGCTCGATGCAGCAGCGGGTCGGCTGGTCCGAGGTCGGGGGCTGCCGCTCCCACCTCGGCTACCGGCTGGCCGGAACGGATCCCACCGACGCCCCGGACACCTGGGGCGCCATCCGGGGCACCGCGATCCACGCCCTGCTGGAGGAGATCATCTCCGGGCCGGGCGTGCTGACCGAGGTCGACACCGAGTACCGCGGCATCCCCGGTCACGCCGACCTGGTGCTCACCGACGCCAAGGCGGTCTGGGACTGGAAGACCTCGAGGCTGGCCAGCATCCGGCTGTGGAAGACCAGCCCGGCCGTGCTGCGCCAGAAGCGCATCCAGGTCCACGGCTACGCCGCCGGGCTGGTTGACGCGGGCGTCCTCCCGGAGGACTGCACGGTGGGCCTGGTGGCCATCCCGGTCGACGGGACGTTCGCCGACTGGTGGGCGCACGAGGAACTGTTCGACCGCTCCCTGGCCGACGAGGGCGCGGACCGCCTGGAATGGGTCCGCGAGCGAATGGAGTCCGGCGAGCACCTTCCGAAGGACATGCCGCTGTCGTTCTGCTCGGCCTGGTGCGAGTTCGCGTCCATCTGCCGCGCAGGTGAGGAGCAGGACGCCGCCGAGGAGATCACCGACCCCGAGCTCGTCTCCGCCATCGGTGCGTACGGCGACCTCACGAAGCAGATCAGCGCGCTCTACAAGGAGAAGGACGGTCTCGGCGATGTGATCCGGGGCCTGCGCGGCGTGGCGGGCGAGTGGCGGATCGGGCTGAGCAAGCCCGGCGAGCCGAAGACCGTGCTCGACGAGGACTGGATCCGGGCTGAGTATGCCGCCCGCGGGGAGCCTGTGCCCGAGACCACGGCGCCCGGCAATGCCCCACGGCTGAACGTGACCCGGATCCGGGGCAAGTCATGAGCGCGCCCCCGGACCTCGCGCGGATCGCCGACCGCCTCGGCGCGCTCTCCCGCGACCTGGACAAGCAGACCGACGACGCCGAACAGCTCGACCGCGCCGCCGTGGAGCTCCAGCACGACTACCTGATCGCCTACGCACGGGCCTTCCTGTCCGCCGAGGGTGCCATGGACGTGCGCAAGCAGAAGGCCGTTCTTGAGACCGCGCAGAAGCGCCTCGACGCCGAGATCGCCGAGGCCAAGCTGCGGGCGTGCAAGTCCCGGATCTCGACCATCAAGGTCCAGATCGATACCGGCCGCTCCCTCGGTGCTGCTGTGCGCGCCGAGGTGTCGCTGGCCGGGAACGGGATGCAGCCATGAGCCTCACCAGACGCGCGCCAATGACCAGGACCGCGTGGATCCGCACCAGGTCACCGAGGCCGAAGCCGCGCCACCGCAAGGACGCCGGGTTCAGCCGCGAAGTGAAACTGGCCGTGCGGACCCGAGCCGGGAACGGTGACCCGGACAATGCCCGCTGCGAGGCAACCGGCGTGTGGCTCGGCCGTCACGGCGGAGAGGTGCAGCACCGCGCGGCACGCCTCAGTGGGGGACGTGGCGCCAAGGCTCCCTGGTGGTTCCACACGCCAGCGAACGCCGCGCTGCTGTCCTGCGAAGCCCACCGGCTCGCTGAGTCGCGCGACCGGGAGATGGGGCCGGACGGTCAGGGCTTCTGGCTCAGGAGCACGCAGGACGCCTCGGCCGAGCCAATCATGCTGCACGACGAAGGCGGCGGGACGACCGTCTGGCTCGGCGCGGACGGGACCTACTGGCTGAGCCCGCCGGAGCGGGGTGCTGCATGACCACCGTCATCCCCGTCGTCTGCGCTCTCCTCGCTGCGGCCGGCCTCGGCCTGTACTTCGGCACGGCGGAGCGCAGGGCGCGCGCCAGGAGCGTCCTGAGGGCGTTCTGGGCCACGCTCGTGACCCGCTCTGACCCTGGCCAGCGTTACGCCGGGCGCACGGAGGAACCTGCCGAGGAACGGTCGTACGACGCCGCGTGCGACGAACTCGCCGAGGACAACCGGCGCCGGTTCGACATCAGCGAAGAGGACGTGTTCCGCCGCTTCGGCGACATGGTGCTCAGGGAGTGGCCCCGGCGCCCGCACCGGTACGGGAGGCAGCGCGATGGCCAGGCGTGAGGCCGTGAGGGCTGTCACCGGCCGTGCCCGTGACCTGCTCGCCGACGCCGAGCACCGCCTCGCCACCATCGCCGACCCCGGCCTCGCCATGAGAACCCTCACACCCGAAGGCGCGTCAGTGCAGGCCCAGCTCGCCCTGCAGGACATCCGTGACGTGCTGGCGATCCGCCGGGGCCCCAAGACACCCCGTGCCGGGGCCATGGCCCTGTACCGGGCCCGGCTGCGGGTGCGGGAAGGCGGGGACCTGACGCCAGCGATGTGGGAAGCGCTCGAGGCGGCCGGGGAACTGGAGGAGGCGGGATGAGCGCGCTCGACTGGACCCCGGTCCTTCCCTGGGACCGCGCCTCCGAGCCCAGGCCCATGACGTGGCCAGTGGCAACGGACTGGCATCACGCCGTGGCCGCCCGTCCCCGGCGCAACGGCTACCCGGCTGTGCGCCCCTACCGCTGGCGCCAGGGCGAGGAACTGCGGGAGCGGGAGATCGCTGACCGCCTCGCTGCCATCCGTGAGCAGCTGGCCGGAGCGGAGGCGGACAGTGCCTAGCCGCCGGCTGATCTCAACCCGGACCGTCAGCACGGCCAATGGGGCGCCGGAGGGCCCTGGCTACGTCTACCGGGGCACCGGGCGTGACGCCGTGCCGCCGGCTGCGGTCACGGCACGCTCCCGCCGCGATGAGGCCAAGCAGCGCACCGGGGCAGCCATCCGCGCAGCCCGGCTTGCCAGGGGGCTGAGCCAGCACGACACCGCGCACGCAGCCGGGATCACGGCCGGTTACCTGTCAGCGATAGAGAACGGGCACGACATGCCCGCCGCGGACAAGCTGGCCGCTCTCGCCGCTGTCCTTGGCGTGACCCCTGAAGACCTCACCAAGCCCGGCACCAGTGTCCCCGCTGGTGCCGTGGAGGCACCGCCCTCCCCCCGTAGGGCAGGTGCCACCCGCCCCGTCGCAGCGGTCCCGAGCCCTTCCGCTGCGACGGGGCCCAAGACTCCGGGGCCGTCCGCAGGAGAGAAGCTCGCGGGCGGTCCTGGTACCAACCCTGTCGCCGCCGCCATGAGCGAAGACGAACTCGAGGGTGGCGTCCGCCGAATCCTGCGGGACCTGCCCCAGGTGCTCGGTTACCACGCGCACGACTCGCGCCGGTCTGGTGCAGGTTTTCCGGATTGGTGCTTCTGCGGACCTGGCGGCGTTCTGTTCCGGGAACTGAAGCGCCAGGGGAAGAAGCCGACACCAGCGCAGGACGAGTGGCTGTGCGCCCTCACTGACGCTGGACAGGACGCCGGAGTGTGGCGGCCGGATTCCCTCCTGGACGGAACCATCGCGCTCGAACTCGCGGCCATTGCCGGAGTGGTGCGGCCACCTCGAGGTGCGGCATGAGCCGCCAGCCGAGGCTTCTGGACCTGTTTTCAGGGGCCGGAGGAGCCACCCGCGGTTACCAACTGGCCGGGTTCCACGTCACGGGCGTCGACCTCGAGCCGCAGCCCCGCTACTGCGGCGACGAGTTCCACCAGGCCGACGCCATGACCTTCCCGCTCGAGGGCTACGACGCGATACACGCCAGCCCGCCCTGCCAGGTGTTCTCCGTCGCCACCCAGCACGCCCGCGGGAACCACGAGGACCTGCTCACCCCGATCCGCGAGCGCCTCCTGGCCCAGGCGGCGCCGTGGGTCATCGAGAACGTGCCAGGTGCTCCGATGCGCGCCGACTACAAACTCTGCGGATGCATGTTCGGGCTCGGCAGGCTCCGCCGTGAGCGCTGGTTCGAGACCTCGTGGCACGGGTTCGACATGCGTCCCGCCTGCCACCATCCGGAGCCGGCGATCACGGTCACGACCAAGGGCCAGCCGAACCGGACCGGCTACGCCCAGGAGGCCATCGAGGCCATGCGCATCGACTGGATGACCATGCGCGAGCGCGGCCTGGCCATCCCGCCTGCCTATACGGAGTACGTCGGCTCCCGCCTGCTCGAGCACATCCGGGAGGTGGCCGCGTGAACCCGGGCTGGCGGTACCGCGCCGCCTGCCGTGGAATGCCGGTCCCCGATCCGCACGACGACCCGTTCTTCCCGGCCGACCGCGGTCTTGACCCCCGGGCGAAGGCTGCCTGCCTTGCCTGCACCGTCACGTCGGAGTGCGAGGAGACCCGGGAGGCTACCGGATCGACCGGGACATGGGCGGGAGTTGGGGAGACGGAAAGGGAGTCAGCGAAGAGGCGGCAGCGGAGGGGGGTGGTGCGGTGAGGTCAGGAGCCGGAGCGCTTCTTCCGCTCGTCGCGGATGAGCTTGGCCACGTAGTCATAGGTGTAGACGTAGCCGATCGCCCTCGCAATGGCGGCCGGCTTCTCGCCTTTGTCAGCGGCGGCGAGGATCGCGGCCTTGAGCAGATCCGGGGCCTGCCGATACACCTCGGCGACAGCCTCCAGCGCTTTGCGGGTCTCCTCATCCACGCCCGCAAGTGTCGCATGTTCCATGACTACGGTCACGAACACAGTGTACATCATGAGCGCGTGGTCTGATACAGTGGTTTGAGTTCGTGAACACAGACCAAGAGTTATTCGGCCAGCAAGGACATCAGACGGTGGGGATCAGTGGCGATCAGCGTCAGCGGGCCAGGGCGGGACTATCCGCTCTCGCTGCCTGCTGTGCGCCTCTCGGGCTGGACGCGGTAATGGGCGTCAGGCTCGTGACCGAGGTACTCGACCGCTACCACGGCCCCGACGCGCGGAAGCTGTGGCTGCTGGCCTGGGCTGAGAAGGCCAACGACCACACACGCACCGGCTGGCCGACGCGCCAGGTTCTCGCGCACCGCACCGGCCGCTCTCCGAGCCGGGTGTCGCACATCTCCGATGAACTGGTGGCCGAGGGCGTCCTCAAGCGTGACGGCGGCGGCAACCGGAGCGGCCCCGCCAGGTTCATCCTGCTGCCGCTTGCCAACCCCGGAAAGGGTGCGCCCGGTGCGCACTCTTTCGACAGCGCTAAGGGTGCGGGATCAGCGCACCCTGACGATGACTCAATGGGTGCGCCCAGCACGCACTCTTTCCCGGGCCCAATGGGTGCGCCCAGTGCGCACCCTAAACCCGAGGTAAAGGGTGCGGATCCAGCGAGAAAGGGTGCGGAATCCCGGGGAAAGGGTGCGGAGCCGAGCCTCCTACCTGCGGAAACAAGCCCGCTACCCCTCATAGAACCCTCACAACTACAACCCTCATCTCCTGTCGCCGCTGACGCGCCGACAGCGCAGACGATTCTCGCCAGCTTCATCGACTGGGTACGCGAGCAGGACGGCGAACTCACGCGCCGCACCATCGGCCAGCTCGCCAGCCAGGTCGGCGACCTGGTGGAGCAGAAGATTCCCGATCGCTTCATCCGCAAGGGCCTCGCCGACTGGTACGCGTCCGGCCACAACCCGGCCACGTTCGACAGCTACGCCAACGCAGCACGCAACGCCGCCGCCCGACAGCGGGCAGCGGCACAGAACGGCAGCCGGCCCCCACGCGGCGGCGCATCCGACAATCTCGCCGGCGAGGTCTACGGCCAAGGGAGAACCCGCATATGACCACCACGCCCGAAGCCGCTGCGCTGTGGCTCGTCGAAAGGCGCGAGCGCCTGGTCGGCAACCTGCTGGCCCAGCGCCCCGCCGCCTTCGATGAGCCCGGTGAACTCGACGCCAGCCTCGAGGCATGGGCCCGGAACCTCGCGGCCGGCCAGCCGAGGAACCTGATCCTCACCGGCCCGGTCGGCACCGGCAAAACCTGGTCCGTCTGGCACGCCGCCGAGGTCGCCGTCCGCGACGGCTACGAGGGCCTGGTCGCCATCGTCCCCGCCGCGAAGTTCCGCCGCATCGTCGCCCCGTCCACCGCCGACCCGGCGCAGTTCGAGCGCATCACCGCCGCCGGGCTGCTGGTGCTCGACGACCTCGGCGCGATCCGGCTGTCGGAGTGGGACCTGGACCACCTCGCCGAGGTGGCCGACAACCGCTGGTCGGCACGCCTGCCCACGGTCATCACTTCCAACGTCACGGACATCCGGGGCCTGCTCGGCCCGCGGATCTCCAGCCGTCTCGCCGACAAGGCGCTCGTGGTTGAGCTCGACGGCCAGGACCGGCGGAGGCAGTCATGAGCATCACCGCTGCCGCACACGTCCCGGCAGGCCCGGGCCGGACACAGGACGTGCTCGCCGCCGAGATGGCCGTGCTCGGCTCGGCCATCGGCCACCGCCCCGTCGCCGAGGCCGTGATCGAGCTGCTGCCGTCTGACGACTGCTTCACGAGTTCGGTTCACCAGGCGGTGTACGCGGCGATCCGCTACCTCGCCGAGGCGGGGGAGCCGGTTGACGCGCCGAAGATCCTGGCCCGGCTGATCGCCGCCGAGCAGGGCGTGTGGAAGACCGGGCAGTCTGGCGTCATCCTCGCCGAGATCGCCGAGCGCTCTACCCCGGACTGGGAAGTCCACGCCCGCGCGGTGCGGAAGGCGGCCGTCCGCCGCCGCGGGCTGCTCGCCCTGGACCGGGGCGCGCAGATGCTCGCCGAGGCCGAAGACGACGACCTTGACGCCGCGGCCGAGCGGATCCGGTGCCTGCTCGACGAGGCGCTCGACCCTGGCGCGACCGGGGCCGGGCTGGCGTCTGCGGCGGACCTGTTCCTGCCAGCGCTGGAGCGGATCCAGGCCGGCCGCGCACCCGGCGTTGTCCAGTTCCCGTGGGCGGACCTGCAGTCCCTGATCCCGTACCTGCGCCCGGGCCAGCTTGTGACTGTTGCCGCGCGCCCGTCCCTTGGCAAAAGCCTCCTGGGCGCGGACCTGGCCCGCCACGTCGCGATCAGGGACCGGCACCGGCTGATCTTGTTCACGATGGAGATGGACCGCGACGAGGTGATGGACCGTCTCCTCGCTGCCGAGTCCGATGTCCCGCTGAAGGTCATCACCGACAGCAGTCTCGGCGAGGAGCACTGGGAGATGCTCACCGGCATCACCGCCCGGTTCCTCGAGAGCAAGCTCGTTATCGACGACACCCCGCGTGTCAGCCTCGCTCACATCCGGGCCCGGCTGCGCGGCATGGCCCGCACCGAACCCGCCCAGCTGGTGATCGTCGACTACCTGCAGCTGATGGAAGGCGCGGGCGGCGAGAACCGGCAGCGCGAGGTCGCCGCCCTCGTCGGCGGCCTCAAGGCCATCGCCCGCGAGTTCCGCATCCCCGTCGTCATGCTGTGCCAACTGAACCGCGGGCCGGAGTCGCGTCACGACAAGCGCCCGTACCTGTCGGACGCCCGCGAGTCCGGGGCCGTGGAGAACGACTCGGACGTGGCGATCCTGATTCACCGCGAGGACCACTACGACGCCCAGTCACCGCGCGCCGGTGAAGCGGACCTGATCGTCGACAAGAACCGCAACGGCCCGCGGGCCACGGTGACGGTCGGCTTCCAGGGCCACTACGCCCGCTTCGTCGACCTTTCAAGACTGCCGCCGCCCGCCCACTGGAGCCCGTCATCAGCACTGGGGGAGAAATGACAACCATCGAAGCCATTGAGACGAGTTACGCGGGCTACCGCTTCCGCTCACGCACCGAGGCGCGCTGGGCAGTGTTCCTTAAGCACGTCGGGATCGACTTCAAGTACGAGCCGCAGGGCTACGTGCTGGACGGCGAGCCCTACCTGCCGGACTTCCTGATCCACCCGGGAACACCGCTGGAAACCTGGCTGGAGATCAAGGGCACGTATCCGTCCCGGGGCGAGATTGCGAAAGCAGTCAAACTCGCCGAGGGGACGGGTATCAGAACCTACCTCTACTTCGGCGACGTCGTGTTGCCCGGTGCGGGGCTGTCGGAGCGCATCACGACTTGGGATGCCTTCTTCGCGGAGTGGGGCTTTGCCCCGCAGTGGCACAACGAGCACGGCTGGATCCTCAACGGCACTGAGGCTTTCAGGTGGGAGGCTGACCTCCGGCCAACTGCCTTCAGGTTCGACCCAGACGACAGCCCTGGCGCGGTCAAGAGCCGCAGGGAGCCTAAGTCGGGGTTCTGGTGGTGGACAGATTGCCCCGTGTGCGGCCGGGTCGTCCTCAAGCACCACGGCATGGTCGGCTGGTGCCCGACGATCCCCGACTGGGATGGCCATGACCTGCCGGCCGGCGTCAGCCCTGTGCCTCAGATGGCTCATGAGACGGACAGTCTCCTCGCCGCCTATACCGCAGCACGCTCAGCCCGGTTTGAGCATGGCGAGACTCCTGCCGAACCCCGGGCTTCCCGCGACCCCAAGCCCATCGCCGCAGACCTCAAGGGGCATGCCGCGCGACGCCGGAGCGGAGGGAAGCGCACATGAGCGCCTACCCGGCATCCGACCTGCGCTCCCGTACCCCAGTCTCCCAGCACCGAGGAGAAGTGGCTTAACCATGATCACCGAGGAAGGAACGACGATGAGTTACCCCAACGGCCAGACCATGACCGACCGCGCAGCTGCACACCAGCGCGAGCAGACCAGAACCCGGTTCACCGAAGTAGCCGGAGAACTCTGCGAGGCCAAGGGCGCCGCCGAACTGCTGCACGAGCGCGGCCTGCTGGACAGCGGCCTGTTCCTGGAGTCGCTCCGCGCATTTGACGGCATGGTCCGCGTGCTCGACGACCTGATCAAGGCTGTGGACGATGAGCGAGTCTGACCCCGGCGACTTCAGGCGTGAGCCGGAACTGCCCCTGGGACTGCCGGGTGAAGCCGAAGCACGGCCGCCTTGCGACACGCCCGTCTTCCCTCCCGGCGAGGACAGCCACCACTGCGGCACCAGGTCCCGGTTCCGCAT